TTATTTCTTCAGTTTATACACTATGCAGCCTATTACAATCAAGATGGTAATAATGACAACGCCAATAGCCCATCCTCCAACGTCCAACCTTATTTGTTCCCATTTCGTAAGTTTACGCTCTACTGGATAAGGTACGCTAACCGAATCTGAACGCAATATGGACACAGTATCATATCTAACCTTATCACGATAGACGTACTTCCAAACAACCTTATCCTGATATATGGTATCTCCAGCCATCCATCGGTTGACGAACACACTGTCACGTTGATATATGCTGTCACGTTGATAGCGGTCAACATACACACTGTCACTCCTCACAGTCTCAAACGGTACATACTTAACAGATTTGCATCCAGACAAAAAATTCATCAAGATACAGGGGATAATGATAAACAACAACCATTTTACCTTTTCCATAACTATATATCTTTATATTCAGTTATGGCATCGAAACAAGGACACTCCTTTATCCTTTCCCACTGGTCAACCCTGCCGTTCCCATTTTGGTCAGGACTTATATCTCTATGCCCAAGAATCTTTGCTTTAGGATAACGCTTACGCAATATCTTCAGCAAATCCACAAGAGCCTTCTTCTGCGCTGCAGTACGATTGTCCACAGCTTTCCCCTTCGCGTCTATGCCACCAACATAGGCCACATTGACCGAAGTGGAGTTATAGCCTTTAACGCCATTGCTCACCTTGCTGTCGTCAAGCATCTGATGAATTCTCCCGTCAGACGTGACCACATAATGATACCCAGGATTCTTCCACCCTTTGCGTTTAAACTCTGCCGAAAGCTCACCGACACCCCATGCCTGAGAACTTGCCGTGCAATGCACGAATATCCTTTCTATCTTTCTCATTTTATTTTAATTATTCAGTCTGTGATAAAAGTCCAATTTTATATTTTCATAAACTGCCTTTACGTTGGTATAGGCCCGTCCGTTATTAACTCCTGCATCGTTATACAGCTCACCCTCTATGACCTTGGCAACCCATTCCACCCAATCTTTATTGCAATACAGCGACAACGGTTTACCTCGATATCGGAAACTGTCAAACTTGCTGTTGCGGTCCTCGTAGATATTATGCAGCAGAGTACGTATCTTTGCCCTTGTCGCATCCTTGTTACTGATATGGTTTTCTTCCCTTATCTTCTTAATGAGCCTGCAAACTTTCTCAACCGCCAAATCAAAGAACGCACCGCTAATGCTCTTTATCCGCATTTGCGTTTCAGGTATAAGACCTTCAGCAATATCCACCATCGCTTCTCCGTTCCGTGTCGCCGTTTCCTGCAAGTGGGTGAGTTTGTCGGAATAGTCATTGAGGATATTCTCGATCACTGACTTGAACCAACGGAAACAGGTTACCATAAGCCCGGACGCAAGCAAGAGGAATATGGCGCAAATCACAATCATAATGCCATAGTCGCTTATGTCCTTTGCAACTTCTGTAACGTGGTGCACTTCATTCATAACAGTATTCTTATTAAGTGTCCAGCAACAACCCCAGCCACTGTAAGACCGAAGTCTATCCAATCCCAGTTGCTGCCCCAGAGCTTATCCTTCAATTCAAGTGCGGCGGCAACTCCAATTCCTGCGTATGCAGCACAATAAACGGAATTTGCCCCTAAACCGATGATTGCGCCACCTGCAATGTGTTTCCATCTATTACTTGTGTTAAACCATTCTATAATCTTTCTCATAATAATTTTTTATAGAAATACAATTACACATATTTACCATGGGTTTATCTTTTAACACAATAATGGCGTCCAATAATATAGGTCGCCATCATTCAAAAAGTTATTATGATATTATATTACATCCGATTAATATGTTATGTACATAATCGCAATGCCGATACCACTACCCAAAGCCCAAAGGATAAGATTTGCCCAGATGACTTTCTTTGCAATCACGAGGCGAAACCCTTCCACAAGAAGGCCTATGAACAACGATGTGATAAGGCCTAAAGCCCAGGAACCTGACATATCCCCGAGATTCTTTTCTTCGGTCATCAGCAGGATTGTTATCAACAAAGCAACAACTAATCCAACCCAGCCGGTCTTCAATACTTCCTTAATTTTTTCTTTCATAATTTTTAAATTTTAGAATTAAACAATTTGAACATATAATCCAACTAAAGCGCTTAAATCGTAATATAATGGATTAATACTATCTCTGTTGCAGTAATATGTCACTCCATTCTGAGAGTAATATTTACCGTTCTCTATTGCCATTCCTTGTGCGTATGGAATAGGATTATCTTTCGTTCCCTGTGCATCTTCGCCTGCATGGACTTGAACAAGTTCCCAAAGACTTGCCGTAGCTACGGACGGCCTCCAGTTATCTTGTGTATGGTGGTCCTGTCGGCACTTCCATAAACTACCGTCACATTGATATTTTTCTCCGACTTTCACATCTATATCAGACTGCCACTCCGGGAAGCAGTCTTGCAGCTCTAAAGATTCGTCGTCAGAAAGTTCTAGTGTATTCATGCCGTCCATAGTCTCCTGCCATAATTTCTGCATGTTTCTGATACGGGCAACATGATTGATTATCTGAGGTTCTTCGTAGCCCTCCGGTTTATCAATCTCCTCATAATCATCTGGAACTTCCAACTTAGGTGCAGCAAGTCCTACACCTGACTCATAATAATTGTAACCGAGGGTAAGCTGCTCACCTGCAACCCAACCGTCAGATTTACGTCTGAGCAACTTGCCTTCATCAGCCACAATCGTTGTTACTGTTCTTTGTTCTAATTTCATACTTAAATATATTATTCAGTTACTCATCTTCTTCACCTTCTACATATTCTGAAATAGGGAATATCTTTGTTGCCCAGTTAATCCAAATAGAAGCCTGTCTATATGCCTCAACACTATCGTCTGGGACATATATTTTATATGTCCCTTTGAAACTCGCAAAAAAGTCTTTTCCAATAGTGCACGGAACTGCTGACTTAAATATGAGTACGACATAGTTTTCATTATTTCTCAGCATCTGATTATCTATATAAGTGACAGTTTCCGGAAAAACTATCTTTTTTAAGTTTAGACATTCAGCAAAACAAGATAGTCCAACACTATTTACTGTTCCTAAATCATTTACTTTAGTTATTGATGTTCCATAAAATACTTGTGCTCCTAATTGACCAGTTAAATTTGGAAGGTTTAATTCTCCGTGTATTTTTGGACTATCCTTGAAAGGAGCTACGCCTAATGTAGTTATAGTCTTTGGCAGGTTGCCTACATCAAAGTTAAGAGCTGCACAAGTATTAAGCGCATACGATGATATGGTGTTTATGTTTTCCGGAAATGTTATCCTCTCTAAATTTGCAGCTTCTCTTACAAAATTCATAGGCACATTAGTAACGTTTTTAAACTTACTGAACTCAGTAAATTCAGTTACCTTTGTATTTTGATAAAAGCTCGGTATGGTTTTTGTACTTTCTACTATCTCTATTGAAGTTCCAGTTCCATCGCCTAACTCCTCTGCCATAATTCTATCGACTTCTGGGTCGGCAAATCTAACGTAAAGAACACCCTGTAAGTCAAACACAACATTCGGGAAATAACTTTCCACTGTTCTGAAACTATCCTCATAAGCATTACCCTCAAGGGTCATTTTACCCTCAAGCACAGGCAGCAAGTCTTCAGACGGTACACCGTTTGAGTCTATACCTCTAAAGTCATGTGGTTCACCATTCTTGTCCTTATCAGTGGCAAGATTTGCAAGGAGGTCCACATCCTGCGATACACCATTATACTCGAAGCCCAAAAGCCTTATGTTAGTGAGTGCGGTATTATCTTGATTGTAGATTTCTTTCAATTTTGTAAAAGAATCAAGCACATCACAGTTCTCTATTCTAAAGAACTCAACCTTACTGAGGTTACCCCATTCGAGGTTCTTAAGCATACTTAAATTCAGAAGCTCCAACACTGTTGTAGCGTCAGAGAGCTGTATTTTCTCAATCTTACTACCATTGGCAAATGTTAGGCTTCTGACATCTGTACCTGCAAAATATGCTTCCACCAAACGAGGACAACGTGATAAATCAACTGTTCCGGTTAACGCTTTCAGATTTCTCGCATCAACCTTTATAAGACTATCACACTGACCTATATTCAACTGCTGCAAGTTAGATGTTACTTTCTCCGCAACCTCATCACCGACCTTAATTTCTTTCAGTCGTTTGGAAGCTATTGTGATACCTGCATTACCTGCTGCATCAACTGTGAGCGTTGACAAGTCACCTATACTCTCAAGTTCGTCGGCAGCCATTATATACACGTTGGTATTAGTACCACCTGCACCTGCAATAGTTACTTCCTCTCCGGACAAAACACGATTAGGACTTGCATGAACAGCACCCTGTCCGCTGAGTATGCACGGGTACATATCCATGAAAGGTGTCAGCTTAAATGACTGTGCAAGCTGTGTACGGAAGTTTATACGTCCGAGACAGGAATCTGTATATTGAGCGAACGGTCCGAAGCCCCATTTGCTCATCATGTAGATAAGTCTTTGACGCACCCAAAACATTTCAGCCTCTAAGTGGTCGCCCAACGATTGTGCCAGAGGATGAACGTCAACATCATATTCACCGCTTGTATATTTAGGCCACGCCTCTTCATACTTAAACTCGGCATCGGCATTATAAGCAGACTTCGTAAAGTAATTCTGCGCCTTATTCCAGAAGTACTTACTGAAAAAGCCCATAAGGCGGTCTATGGTTGTGGTTCCTGTATCGCTCATCTCATACATCGCTTGCAGGATTTTCTTACCCATAGCCTTTTCCTCAACCTCGAAGCACTCATTCAGAAGTGTCCAGAACACAGAGTCCTCACCTTTGAAGACGTATGCGGTCTTATTGGCATCAGTCCAGTCGTGCATTTCTATCGAATACCCTTTGACGGCCAATCCCTGGTTATCAATGTCAAACAAAGTATCAAGGTCGTCTTGTCTCCAACGCCAACGGGAACCACTTGCAAGGGTGTTCAGCTTGTATGGATATGAGTTCTTCTTGAAGTTATCAGTTGCTCCGAGAAGCAGCAGCATACACAAGCAATACAAGCAGTCGTCCAAATCCCAATAGTTCTGCATCTCAGCCTTGAACTTTTCTCTGCGTTTGGATTTAAACAACTCATTCTTTGCCTTTATGCCAAGTCCGGATAAATCCCCTGTGGAAAGACCAAGCTGTGTTAACAAATTCACACCGTTCTTGACATACTTATTTGTCTTTTTGGAGAGATAGTAAAGCTCATATTCACCGTCAATCCAGAACTCATAACGCTGATAAGCATTTCCGTTTTCATCGGTACGCTGTCCCCAAGCATCCACATCAGCATTTATTGTTTCGAGAGTTTCATCTGTGCCGATAATCATTGTGGAGTTATTATATGCAACCTCATAAGCCGGTTTAAATTCAGCATCAAGTTTTGCCTGGATTTCTTCTTCAGATTCTGCACTACCCGACTGAGATACCTCCCAAGCAGCATCATAGTTGTCAGTTCCCTTATTAACACAAAGAGATTCTTCGTCTGCTACATATTTCAGTTCAGACCAAGGATAATCCATACCCACACTTTTAATAGGGTGGTCAAGACCTTCCAAAACCAAAAGATTATCTTTTACTTCCGGTTCCTTATAGCCAAAAGTCACTTTATCGCCTTTATCTGCGCCAAAAGTAAATAAGCCTATAAACTTATATGTATATTGGCTATCAGACCCTTCTATCAATGTTTTCTCAAAGAAATAGAACGGTTCCTGATAAACGGCAACTCTACCGTTTACTTCATTGTTAAGGCCAAGATGCTCGTGCACATCATTATAAACTCCTGTTGCACCAATCTTATGAGACTGCATAGAAGAAGCATAATTTATCTTTGCAGTCATTCTTGAAACCTTCGGATGATTGTTTTCTCCGTCAAACCAAAGGGCATTTTCTTGCGAAGTCGTACCATCTGCAAGATGTATAGTATATCCGGAAGACTTGTCAAGCCTCCAACGTAAGTTCCATCTAAAGTAGTTCATAGATGTTGTTCCCTGTCCTTCAACCGGGATATTATCTATACTCCAGTTCCATTCTGGATGCCCGTTCCAAAAAACAGACAGATTACATTTTGCCGAATAGCCTTTACTCAAACCGTAATGCGGAAGCTCAGAACCATTCAACATCTCTATAGTAACGACATTGGCTACGCTCTTTGTCTTCTCATAGTTGACGGAATAAGAATCGTCAATTACGCTGCTGAATAGGTCATAAGCCTTTTTCTTGTCTGTTGATGTAGGCAGTGATGCTACGTAATTCTGTAACGCATCCTGAGTACCGAAACCTTTTGAATAAACACGGATATTGTAAACGTAAAGGTCGGCAGTCTGAGAGCCGAGGATAATATTAGCCTGTGTTATCCAGCTATCAGCAGTAGAATACGCAAATTCTTTCTTACGCACGCCGTTGACATAAATGATGCAAAGATTTCCGTAATTGACTTTATAATCTCTAACCACAGAAACCTGCATATTTATAAGCGTGTCTTCCGGTATGTCATAAGACTGGTTATCATTGTCAATATTCAAGTCACGGGAATGTACCAAGATATTATTCGGGCGGATCCGAATACCTCTAAATGTTGGCGAATCCGGTTCGTCACATATTGTGATGATATTCTCGTTAGCATCAGAAGCATTTTTGACTTTGAAAGTAATTTCTATTGTCTTTCCCTGCCCTAAAGAACTGAACGGAGAATAGTTAAGATTAACACCCGTTCTTGCAGGAAGATAAAGACATTTTCTTCCTCCGTCATCGGTGGTCCATCCGTCAGATACCCACGACATGTTGGTCCACTCTGCGCTTATAGTCTCTTTGTTGGCCTCGTTGATAATATTTGTCTTGTTATCCTGCGAGTTGTTTCGGTTTGCAGCATTAAGATAGAATAATGCTCCACCAACTGCAGGATATGAATTAGAGTTATCTACGGTGAAAATCACACGTTGCTCGACCCCAAAAACCAACTGTGAGTCCAGCTTAACGTTAGACTCGTCTGTTTCAATCTCAAGATTTATCTTATACTGCAACTCTGTTGCCGTTGCGACGTCATACAGATATTCATCAATAATTGTGGTCGGATTTGTATTGATGATAGACTTTAATGTGATTTTAGGTGAAGCAGTTGTGGCACCGCCGTTGTAAACGGCATAACTGAACAGGGTGTTATCAGAATAGTTTACAACTTTGTCGGCTTCATTGGATATGCAGCACAACTGCGCTGTATGCACATCTGTTTGGGCTACAAACATCATGTTGTAGCTCAGGTGTTCCGATTGTAGGCCGTCGGCATCCAGCCATATTTCTACATTATAAATGCCTGTGCCCGCAGTTGGAAATGGCAAAGCGGTATAATAGTACGGGTTTGTTACATAGGTTGCGGTACCTAAGTTTTCTTCGTACTGTGCACTATAACCGGTTTCGTTTGTAACACGGATTACAAGTTTCTTATTAAGTGCACCGCCGATGTTCATTCCTCCGAGATTGTATGGAGAACCTTCTACAAATGGTACATACCAGTTAAAGTTGGCCGGTGATAGATACATAGAAGTCAATGTAACAGTATATCCCAGGTTGGCCGTCTGCTCAGATATTGCACCAACAGCAGTAACTTTTACTCTGTTTGCACCAGAGGAAAGATAATTGAATACGTCAAAGGTCAGTGTGTCGCCATCCTTTACAAGTTGGTTTTCAATTATATTGATATATTTACCGGTGGATCCTTTATCAACAGACACAGTAAAGTACGCATCCTCTACAACAGCATTCCAGTCAGAAGCTGTTATTTCTTTTTCTTCAGACTTAAAACCAACAGTTATTTCAGCGGTGCCTGAGTTTGTTGTAAAATACAGATTTGTGCTCTGCATACCATTAGTAATGGTGATTCTCTTCTGGGTGCCACTAAATACTATGTCTTGCTGTGACAGCACCAAAGAGGCATCATTCGTCAGCAAGTATTGAGCTTTATCTTCCTCGGTGCGGAATAAATAAAAGCGCATGTTGGCCGTATCAAAATAGAACGCACCTGCCTTAGTTGTATCATTGTCATCGGCAAGTTGACAATATTTCTTTAGAAACTTCTGGACCGATTGACCGGCATACGGCAATCCATTGCGATCGTCGAGCGTCCAATCTTCTTGCAGATTCCTTATATCATTGTATGATTTATTTGACATATTCTTTATTTTTAACCATTATTCCAACCATCATCATTATCCCAGGGTTTATCATTATCCCAGGCACCACTTCCAAAGCAACTTCTAACTGATTGCCATACAAGAACAGCTCCTTTATATATGGAAGCAATTAGTTTCTTGCCTTGATAAACGGCAGTTATTTCTCTATTCCCCTTGAAAATCATTCCTCAAAAACAAAATACAATTTATCATCTTCCGGTTCAATCGCTTCATACTCGCTCTGTGATAAGAACACATTCATACTTGCGGCACTCTTTGCTTCTTCTGCTGCTGTTTTAGCTAATATGGCTGCTTCCGTTGCGTTGTTGGCTTCTTCTGCCGCATGTTCTGCGACGGCATTAGCATTCTCGGCAGCCTCCTTGGCCGGTTGTGACAACAAGCCGATAGGCACTGTGACAACTTTGCCGTTCTGTACAGCCGGCAGTGATATTGCATCGTCCAAAGCCTCCACCTTCTCGAGGTCATTCACATCGACGCTCTCTTCTTTAATCGCATTGATAATCTCGTTTTTTTCTTCGTCAGTCATAGCAATTCATTTACTTATCGTTATCCGAAATCTGAGCACGTAATCCATCTATGAATGCTGGTGTACACATATTCTCGGCTGTGCGTTTAATCATTGTACACTCCTCGTATGTGTAATCTGTTGGTCCATCACTTTTGTATATTTTCATTGCAAGCGCATGAGCACGTATTCCGTTGACACCCTTATACAATACGTCTGCAAAACTCTCACGTACATCGCACTTGATAAGTTCAGTGCTTGCTACGCTTTTTTTATTGAAAAATTCTTAAAGTCAATTTTCATATCTTAATCATTTGTGATAACCTGTTATGTCAAACACTGCATATTCACCTTCTTCATTTCTGAACTCCAGTGATTCCTTTGTCAGATGACAATATGCCTTACCTAAAGGATTTACCAGGTAAAAGCCATTGTATGGATTTATCGTCAGAACGTCATCGCCCCATAGCTTTATAGAAGCATATCTTCGAGAAGATTCTGTGTCTGTAAGAAACTCCAGCGCGTAAAGATCTTTCCTGTTGTCATTAGCAGGAAGCCCGTCTGCGTCCACGGCTGAGGGTCCTATCATTTTAAATGATCCTGACGACGCATTGATTATAATTGAGTTTCCATATTCATCATCCTTAGACACAAAGTTGCCGTTTGCCTCGACGCTGCCGTCTTCGAGAATTTTAAAATTGCCATTTGCCGTCACAACATGTCCTTCGAATGATATGTTTTCCGCAGATATCTTTATATCGACGGCAGTCTGCTCTATCATTGATACAAGATTTCCATCTGCATCAAAGGCATAAAGCTTGTTCATTTTTGCTGTCGTGACAAGCCCTGCGGTCTGGAGAAGCCTACCGTCTTCATCGAAATACTGAGACATTAAAAGGTTGTACTTCGCATTTGTGATGATGCTTGAAGACTCAATAACATTTCCATCTTTGTCGAAGTTCTCTGCAACTATCTTTACCAGCGTGTCTGATTGTTCAAACAGCGTTCTGTATCTGTACGCCAAAGCATCGGCACGGTCTGTACTGAGCACAAGCATATATATGTATATCTCACCGGTGAATGACAGTTTAAAATCACCGGTGCCGTTCCAAATCAAAGATGTATTGAAAGTCTGATATCCGTCGGTAACATCCATCTCTGAGCTGTACCCATAAGGATCGAAGTCTTCGAAACCGCTTTTATCAATGTTTTCAAATGATATTGTCAACACGCCTTTCTTTGCCACACGGTAGAAAAATGATATATATACCGGTTCAACCTTTTTCAATCCTTCTTCGTTTTCTTCAAACTCCGGATGATACCTGAAGTTCTCATTTTTCTGCAAAACAAACTTATTGTTGATATATAATGTTGTTCTGCCAGAATCGGTTTTTACGGTCGCATAATCAGATTTCTTGGCCAAAGGTGCGCCGTTGGCCAGCAACCACTTTCCTGCTCGCATAAACAAAAGGGCACTTGCTTCTGTCTCCCATTTGGATAAGCCATCAGAAAATGACGAATTTGCCAGATAGCTCTTTTCTTCGGATAAATCCTTTCTGAGACTTTCAACAGCACTTTCTATTTTACCTTCCGTTATGCTGAATTTTGTAAGGATATCCTCACCGGTTTCCAGTAAGAATGTTCCTTTAAGATACACATTGTCACCATACAAACCATAACCTTGCGGCTGTTTGTCTGCCGGGAAACTGCTGTCACTGATACCATCCAAACATCCAATGCGTACACGAAGACAGCCGTTGAAATGCTTTGCGTTGACCTTATCCAATACATCTATTCTTGGCTGTCCATCTTCCGTTGCTGCTATGGAAATAAGGTTCTGACGGAGCCGGTCTTGTGTATTGCCCATTAGGACACATTCATCACCTACCTTTGGCTCCACTCCACCAAACTCACTGATAGGAACGGTAATACCCTCACCATCAGAATCGGAAATTTCCACCCAATATCCACGTGATGAAGTGTCTGTAAACTCAGCACAACGCATCAGGTCGTGTGCTACAAAATCATTATCTTGCTCAAAAGTTATTTTGTAGTTATCACCCTCTTTTGTAACGATTTTAATCTTACCGTTGGCAGCACTGACAACAAACTGGCCGCCAATGCTTCTCGCTTTCTGTATGAGTAGCTCCATGGCAACCAATGCCTGCCGAATAGTAACCTTGTCGATCGTAAGATTGCTAAGTCCGGTCAGCGTATCTATCCATATCTGCCATCCTTCACCGGTAAGACCATCCACGAATTTAAGGGAACGCAATAACTCACGAATAACAGCAGTAAGCCACTCTGCATTACCGTCGCTATCCACTATTCCGCCGTTTTTGCCAACATTATAGTTTCCGAAGTCTGCACCTTGCAGGAAATGTATCTTACCATATGCAGTATCTTCCCTTCTCTTGCTAACAAACTCTTTTATTGAGCGTAGTGCCGAGAAGGTATTGCTGTCACTAGCAGCAGTGCTGTCATTCACCTTTATTAGATATACTCCGCCGATGCCTCCGGTGTATGTCTGTCCCTTATAGGTGAGGGAGTCCACCTTGTCTTCAATTTCACCTATGCGGGAATAAGGCATACTCTCACCAATGGTATAGACCGGACTGTCCCAAGGAATGTCCAAATTCATTTCCCAGCCCAAGACACGTGAGATACGACCATTCTCGAAGAATGTATCATCCACGAGATTGATACGTTGACCAAATTCGAAAGTTCGTGAAATCAAATCCTCTTTAACCCATGAGCTTCTAAGGGTAGTCGGATAGGTACCGTCATCCTTTTTTACCTTATCGGCGTACTTCTGTGCCTTCTCCTTCAGCTCCTGCTCGGCTTCAGGAACATACTGGTCGGACACTAACTGAATATCGAACCCAGAAAGGACATACTCATCACCGTTTGCAGGATATATCATATCATCCGGCAAGGGACGGCCGTAGTTTTCATTCCTTACTATCTCCCAAAGCTGCTCGCCGCGAGTCTCGTCCTTTGGGGACGGATTGAATATGACGCCGAACTCCATACCGTTCAGTTTTCCGGACTGGAATCTTATTTTCAGTTCTTGTTCTTCGATGATATATTCTTCCTTAAACTCCAGCCCGGTGTCCTTATAACGATAGTAGGTGACGGTCTCTTTCGTGCCGTCCTCATTCTCCACATCTTCAGTACGTGTATGCACATCGGATAAAGTACCAACCCGTCGAGGATAGACGTCATCGAATACTACGACATCTTCAATGGCTTCCTCCTGACTCATGCCTTCATATGCATCTATATAAGGAATGTCAGCCGGAAGCATAAGCCTTTTTTGTACTACACCATTGATTACAGCCTGTTCGTCGGTCGGACGATAGCTCGTGGGGATATTCTTCGTTGAACCAAAAGCATAGATGCGGGTGGCATAAGTGCCCTGACTTTCGCTACGGATGATAGACGACGCTTCGACACCACGCTCGATTTTAACGGCATCTCCAAATTCACATCGCCCGAAGTGAATTACGTTATCTGTTATCCAACAATCACAGTTCCATTTATCCTCACCAGCCATAGAAAACAAGGCATCCAACAAATTCATGTTGTCATAGGTCATCGCTACGGCCTTATTCTCTATAGTATCGTCTATGCTGAATGTGAAGTCTGTTCCTCGGTAGGTATATCCCAATGCTTTCAGATTTCGAAGGAAAACTCCTAGTTGTACATCAAGGGCTGCAGTAAGCGACCATGACGCTTCACTTCCTGCATGTTCCGGAGTGTATTTAAATATTTTATTCTTCCACTTCCAATAATAGGCGTTCATCTGAAGCTCGTAATCATATCCTCCAGTTGAAGTGTTGTAAGTAGGCTTCTGAAGGTCAGTTATCTCATAGATTTTCGCCAGCTTTCCACCTAATGATTCATCAAGGACACCGGATAAATCTACATAATCACCAAGTTTAAACAGGACTGGCTTAGCTACCGAAAAAGGAAGAATTATATAGTCTTCCTTCATCAGAGTGAACTTTCCTTTAGCTCCCTTATTAATAGGGATGGAAAGTCTTGTTTTACCTGATATGTCTTTAATGTCTATCATATCCCCAAAGTTCATAAATAGAAAATGGAAGTCCTAAAAATTAGGGCTCCCATTTGAAACAATAAAGGGAATGTTTGTTATTCGTCCCTATCCATAGGGTTAGGCTCACAGAATTTGCTTGAAATCTTACAAAAACAACGATCCGAACTCAATCCGTAAGAAATGCTCTTCCCTAAGTAGACAAGCTTGTACACCTCATCGCCCAATGCTGGAACTTTGATGTTCACGGCTCCTTTTTCCAGCTCTGTCTGGAAAGCTTTCTTCTTGCTTCGGTAATCACCTTCCGAACTGCCTTCGATGGTAAACTGGAGTGTGATTTCTCGTGAATCCACCTTCGCATTGTCTGTGATTACCCGTTTCCCGTGTTCCAGTCTGCTTTCGTTCTCGATATAGTCCTTCATTTCGTTGAACCCGTCGATGGCATCGAGGAACCCGTCACCCATGCGAACGCCCCATGTCTCCAGTGCATCCTTTCTGTTGATAATCAAATCTGCCGTCATAGTCTTGATGTGTTTCGTTTCACTTCTGCAATGTCAGCCTGCATTTGTTTAATTGGTTTGACAATTTCGCCTGTATTCTCTCTTATTTGCTGCAACTCCAAATATGAATTTGCCAATATTGTACGTGTTTCATCTGCTATATTATAAATACCAACAGCTTGTGCTGTTAACGCACTTATGTTACCTTTTAATTCTGTAATTGCAACTGTCTGTTGTTGTTCAGCTGTCTCAATACGCAAATTCGACTCATATAAGGCCGTGAACCTGCCGTTTAATTCATTGGCTGTATCTTGAGACATTGTTTCAAATCCTTTTGAAGATGCAGATTGTTGTTCACTATCACTACTGGTATATCCTATAGCATTTGCAAGGTCGTCTCGTTCAGCCACTGCGTCCTTAACTATGTCATTATAGCTATTTCTAAGAGCTTCTATTTCATTGTCACTCAGCGTTCCATCCTCCATGGCAGATGCGAAGTCGTTGTACCAGTTATTAAGCCTGGTTTTAAACATTTCACCAACTTTGTCAGACAGTGCAGCACGCATAAAGTATTCCGACATATTGTCTGCAAAGTCTTCAGCAGAAGCATCCATATCCATAAGGGTGTCTATAAAATTGTCATATAAGCTATCAAAACTTATCTTTGTCAGATTCTCATTAAGCACATCAGTAAGTTCTTCCAGTTTCCCTGCATGCTCGATATATTCGTCAACTGCATCTATAGGATTTTTATGACCATCACTGTCAAAGAGTTTCTGCCATTCTTTTGGGTTGTTGTCACGCAACAATTCCATTTGTTCTGGTGTAAGCTCCCAAAAATCTCCAGTATTGTGGAGGGTGATATCAAAGCCGAAATTCTTCAAAGTCTTGCTAAAAGAATCCCAACCAGACCAATTACTATCTGGGGCATGTCCATTAAACGTACCTTTACCACCTAATCCAAGAAATCCATAACCTGTGTTAGTCCAAGCCGAGGCAAGATTTTTTATTATTTCCTGCTGATTCTCACGCCATTGTTCTTCAGCGTCTTTTGCTGTTATGTAATAATCAAGTGTCTGACCTGCAGTATTACTCTCATCTCCTATTCGTTCACTTAACCGGTCTATACTTTCCTGCAAGTATTTGTTACTATCCGTCAAACGACTCACAGTTTCCATGACGTCCTTGTCATTACCACCTAACAATGAATTGAACCCTCCAAACGTTATTGTATTAAGAATATTACTCACACCATCTACAACGGACTGTAACGGTTTTGTTATTATGCCTCCACTTAGTAAATCATCCAAAATACCATTTACGGCATTAAACACAAGATCGCTTAAGTCTGCAAAAATGCTTCCAAGTCCGTCCTTAAGTAAATCCAGAAGCCCTAATGCTGCGGAAACGATTTCTCCTGTTGCCCCACCTAATGATGATGAGAATCTAGACAAAGCATTACCTGCTTTACCTAGCAAGCCTTCAAGTCCAGATAATGACTTACCTAAAGTTTCTGTTAATTGCTGTGTTCCTTTGTATGCACCTGAAAGTGAATTACTCCTTATCTGTGATATGGCCGATGATATGGAATTTATTGCATCCACAGCACTATCCGTTGCTTCTTTCAAATTGTTACCTGTAGCATTAAATTCATCAACAGCATGTTTATAAGCTTGTGACATATTATCCGCTATAACTTGTGCTGTATCCAAATTGGTTTTTGCTGAATACTTTTGCTCAGACGTTCCGCTTTCCATTGCGTTTTGATAGTCGTCTTGTGCTTTTTTCAAATTGTCATAAGCAACAACTTCAGCAGAATAGGCTGTAATCATTCTACGTTGAGCATTCTGGAGTTCCGTTGTAAGCTCACCGATCTGTTTAAAGTTAACATCTGCCAGATTTCCAGAAATATTTCCTCTAAGATTGTTTACTGCTTCTACAATTTTGGACTGATCTTCAGGATCCATATTTCTGAACTCGTCAGACTTCATATACGCACGCAAAGAGTCGAGACTGTGCTCTATCTCTTCACGTAGCATCGACCCAAAATCACCAAACACCCCCGCCCAGTCAATATTCTGCTTTATTGCAGACAGATTGACGTCGGCGATGGCTTTGTCCCTTTGTTTCCCCAGTGACAGCCGCTCACCCTCTGTCTGTGCTTCCTGTATCTTCTTCGCGTACTCCTCTGCTATGGCTAGCTTTCGCTGTTGATATGTGCCGTATTCCGTAAGATAGGAGTTCATGGCCTCTTTCTCTGCCTTGAGTCTGTCTTGCAGCTGCTTCTGCTCGGTGAGATAGATTTCGTTTGTCCGCCGCTGCTGCTCCTTGGCTGCGTTATCACGCGCTGTCTGCAAAGCGTCCTGTTGTTGCCGCGTAAGGCCGTCTGTAAGTCCGGATGTCCCTGCCTCCTTGTTTTTTTTCCTGAACTCGGCTTCCTGACGGTTGATTTCGTCAAGTCTCTTCTTATAGTCGTTGTCGATTTCTCGGAGTTTCTTTTCTGTGCCTTCCTGCATCAGGGCTGTCTCGTCGTCCTGATTCTGTCGCTGCAGCATGAGAAGGTCTTTATCCAGCTCCTCCTGTACTCTTTTGCGTTCATCGACTGTCTGTTTGACATCTGTACCATTCTTGGATGATTGCTTATCATATGGTTTAAGGCCGAGGCTGTCATATACGGCCTGTTCCGCGTCGGTTTGCTGTCTAATGCCTTCCGTGGCTCTACTAACCACACTGTCCAGCTGGCGTTTTGCCTCCTCGTTATTTTTCTTCAGACGGTCGGCCGCCTCACGGCTGCGTTGTGCGTTAATCCTCGCGGCCCCGGCAGCCGTAAGCGTAAAACTTACTACTGTCTGCGACGATATTGTCGTATAGTCGACCCCCTTCTTAAGGTTCCTCAGCTCTTCTGGGACTATACCTGTCGAAGTCCAGTTTTGGCCGGCATGTATGGTTTTGTAATAACCTCCTCCCGACACGGTGGAATTGTTGTATTCCGTCTGTTTGATATACCTTTGAGTCGCGTCCGTTATCTCCTGCTCGTAGGCGGCGGCCTTTGCCCTTGCCACAAGTGCGTTGACGACAGCATCAGTGTTTCTTACAAATAGGTTTTCTGCGTCTGTGACGCCGTTTACCGAGAATCCGAGTTCGTGGAATGCGTCCTGGTTGTCAGTGATGAACTTCTTTTTCGCGTTCATATTGTCGCCCAGGGCATTGTATTCACGGACCAGCCGTTGGTACGCGGCTATGTTCTCACCGGCAGTAGTGGCGACGCTGTTGCGCCAGTCCTCATTCAGTTTACTGATGTATGCGTTGAATTCCTCCTGCGCCTTGCGCGTATTTTCCAGCGCATCCTTTGCGGTAAACAGACCTTTCACCCAGTCAACGATTTCGTCACCGTACATCACAAGTAGCATGATGCCTGTCGTCAGGGCCGTCTGCCAAGAAAACAACGATGTAACAAGTTGCTTCCATATCGGAATAGTGCTTTGCCCTGATGTTTTTAACTCTTCATTAGCAGTTTTAGCACGTTTGATTTCATCTGTCAGAATAGGCAGATTATTTGAGATAGCCAGAAAGAATGTATTCAATCCCATCGCAGCTGATGGCAATTCTCTAACTATCTGCTGGACGGACATATTTAAACCGTTATATCCTTTAGCGTAATTCCCTACATTCCTTTGATGATTCCCTATTGTGGCGTCTAACTCCTTAATCTTTGCATCTGCCTGCTGAATGGATGCTAGCAGCTCCTTTCCAAATGGCGAATTACGTTCTTCTTCGGTCAATTCACGATAAGCAATTCGCATACGTGATAACGACTGCGAAAGTCCGTTCATTGAAGTTGTTGCGGCATTATCCAACCTAACGTTATTCATTAACGTCTGCCGTACTTCCGACAAGGCCGCTTTATGTGTGAGTAACGAGTTGTTTAGTTGCTCCAACCTTTTTTGCTGTGTGCTTGTAAGCGTCGAATTACCTATTTGTAATTTTGTAAGTCTCTTTATTTCCTCATTAATCAAACGGATAGCGTTCTGTTCATCTATCATCCGCTTAATGTTTTGGGACCGTGTTCCCATTACGGAATCTATTTCTTCAGCCAATTCATTATAAGCCTTGGCCTGTGCCCGTACACTTGTTGTTCCCATATTATTTAATGAGACATCAGCATTCCCATTACTAGGTTGTGTATTCATGCCGGCCGCCTTTGACAGTTGTTCCTGAGCCTTGATAATCTTTTCCGAGGCATCATTGATACGCTTGGTTGAAATTATGATTTTTCCTTCCGCTTCACTAACTTTCTTAACCAAAGTGTCATATTGTTTCATTAACGACTGAAGTTGGGCTTTCATTCCCTTTGCAATATCAATATTCACATTGACATCTATGCCCTTCAATGATTTTTTTACATTCTCGATTTCTGCTTTTAGTTGCCTTAACTTCTGAATGTCGGTGCTTACGTCTGAAAATATACCTGCCATATCATTTTATATTTAGTTTCTTATTAATCTTCCGTTCCGCAAATAATACCCCATTGGTTAGTAGTACTTCAAATCCTTTGCTTTCCACATAGCTTGCATATTCCATTCCGTTTGCCAAATAAAGTCCGTCTTTGGGCTTTTCGGAATAAATAAGCATATTCTCCGTTTTCCTTACCGCATCGGGATGGGAGCCGTCTGTTTCCACCCACATATCTACTATCCGACCATTGCGGACAACGCACCCACCATTTGCATTGGCGAGATTTCCTGTCCTGTTTTGAAATGTCTTTTGATTCTTTGCATTTCGTGTTGCATCGCGTCCAACCTCTGAAAGAACCGAGAAGTACGCATCGTCAATCTGTTCCTGTAGTTCGTCCAAACCTGAAATATCACCCTTAAATCGCATATATAAAAATCTGAATATTAATTGCCCGAAGTTACTACTCAGTCAATTAATATCCAGTTTTTAAGATGATTAATACCAAACAACAAACCTATTGTTTGGTATTTGTGTTTTTTCGATGTCTTATTCTACCATTAGCGTACTCTTTTCGCTTATAAATGTGAGTGTTATCACCTGTTTCTAATATTGTTTTTATTGCTTTTTCAACCCATTCTTTACCAAATTCTTTATATCTGTTTCGCAAAACATATTGAGAGAGATTTAGCCGTTGTGCCCAATCATGTATCGTTAGAGATTTATCGCCAACAGTTATAAAGTTGGATTTTTATTTTTGCCTTACATTTTCACTTAAAGTTACCCATCTGCAATTATTGGGCTCATAATTACCATTTGAGTTTATTCTGTCTATTGTAAGATTTTCTTTATAACCGTTCGCTATCCCCCAATCGTAAAACTTTTGAAAATCGTTTAGCCATTCATCGCATACACTAACACCTTTTTCCCCATAATTTTTATACGCTTTTCTTGTAGGATTATAACAACGTTCTTTCATTTTAGACCATATATTATACAGTCTTGTGTGTGTTTTACCGTGTTTTATATTAGTTTCTTTTGTCCTTTCCAGATTTAAACAGCCACAACTTTTTGTTATGCCACTATGTAAATTGCATTCTCTGGCGACTATCATCTTACCGCAATCGCATTTACATTTCCATAATGCAACTCGATTACTTGCAAATCCAACGTGTTTTAAAGCTACCAATCTGCCAAACCTTTGACCTGTAATATCTTTTATATCAAACTTTGAACACCCACAACTTTTTGTTATCCCATTTCTCAAATTACTTGAACGAACAACACAAGTTTTTCCGCAATCGCATTGGCAAAGCCACTTGAAATGCTTGTCTTTATCATCAGGTTTTCGTTCTACCTGTTTTAAAACGACAAGTCTGCCAAATCGCAAACCTGCCGTTATTTTAAATGCTTCTCTCATAATTAAGCTGCATCTTTACCCAAAAACTTATTCACAAAGTAAACTTGACCTTTACCTGTTACTTTTGTGGTTGTAGAAACAAGTATCGAACCATCGGGCTTGTTTATTGTTGTCTGTTTCAGTTCAAATAACCCTAAATCCATAGCCTTTTGTGTGGGCTGGTTGTAATATTGACCTTTTGAGCATAAGTAGCCATTTTCACGCATCCAAGCGAACAAACGGTTCTGACCTATATTCACGCCATTCTGCTGCAATATTTTTGCAAGCTCGGCTACCAAGCATGAGCGTTGAGAAGTTGAAACAGCATCAGCAAACAGGACTTTAGGTGCATTGGACTTTATTGTTTGTTCTGCAAGTTCTGCCTTTTGTTCGGCTTCAATTCGTTTCTGCTTTTCTTCTTTCAGGTTGGTTGCAAGCCGGATTAAGAAATCAGGTGAAGTCAAAGCCTTTTCAAGCGTTTCTTGTGTCATGTATGCACCATGCTTGCGAATTGAGGGTAGAACTTCATCACAAACCCAATCTTGAAATTTTTCTGCATTGGGCAGCTTTGATTTCATAGTTAACCTATAAACTTCGCTCTCCTTGCCATATTTTATAGGTTGTACACCACTCTGGGTAGGGGTTTCCAAAACAGTAACCCCCTTACAATGGTCTATAACTGCTTTTGCAGGGTTTGAATAACCAAGTGCTTTTGCTACATCCGCTAAGCAAAACAACGGTTCTTCATTCTCATTCATAGCAATTCTTACTTTTCCGAACTGCTCATTTTGGAAAATCTGGATTTTATTCATACCTTTGTGTATGTTAAGTTTAACATTATCCCCATTGGCGACTCAGTCACTTTCGCCTTTGGGGATTTTATTTTGACTGAATTTGTAGCAAGCTGGGATTTGAACCCATACACACCTGAATGGCTTGCCTTGACCTGTCACGCCTGACATATAAAAAGGCAAATCTTAAAAGAGGTCTAAAGTGGCAGTTTACCCCTTAAAAGAAATGCCTTGAATATCTTTGCAGCGCAACTGCCACGAAGCGCATTTCGTTCTAAGGCAAAGTTACCAACCGCCAAACATCTGTCCTAAAAATTATCATTCTCAGAACAAACATTTGGCTGATTATTTCAAAATAATCGTGTGCAGGTAAATTATCGGTGGTGGTCTGATAACCGTTATATCCATTTTTACTGTTTCAATGACTCGTTAATAAGACTTTGAAGTTCTTTTAGTTCTTCTTCTGTTAATCCATATACATTACCTAGTATAGATGGATTTTCGATTCTCAAAGCATACTTGACATTATCCAGTTGCTTTTCTTTAGGCAATACTATTAGTTTAAATCTCTTACTCATAATGAAACTTTTAAGTTAATGATATTATTAAATTCTCGCTATTGACAATAAGGTGGCGGTCTTATTCTAAAAATCATAATCGTGTGTGAGAGTTTAACTCAGAATTTTTCTATACATTTCTACCTTTTCCAAAAGTTCTTCTGCGGATTCATTGGTTAGACCAGAATATATAAATTGTTTACATGCCCTGTAAACCATAATAAATACATCCGCTTCAATAAGGGTATAATGTTCGAAATTAGGCTTTATTCTTGGATACAAAAACCTTCTACAGTCAGCCATGTAAGGTTTGTTCATATTCTCTTTGAATCCAAACGGATAATACTTTTCTTTATATTTCAATAGTATCTCTTTAGCACTTTGATTATCTAATCCACTTCGAATCATAGATGTTGCAATATCTACTAACTTGCAAAATGCTGATTCTTCAAATCTTAGATAAGGCTGTGTCATTGAAGCTATTTGACAAAATTGGTTGTATTCTTTTGTGCTAATAGCCTGAATGTTTTTGCCATACGCATCTGTTACTATATTCATAATCACGCTATTTTTATAAGGTTACACTTCTTAAAGCAACGCCATTCTTCTTTCTCACAATCAAAATATACCTGGCAGTTGTCTGCCGTTTTCTTCGTACCCTTTGTTTCTGGTATTCTACCACTCATTAAAGTACCGAAAGCCTGACGCAGTGTGCCGTCTGTTTTCTTGAAATAGAACTCGACCACCTTTTTACCAAGTAAGGTACGCAACTTGATGTTAGCCCATGCGCATTTCAACGCTTCACTCATCGAATAACCGTTCTTGCGGACAAAAGACCATGCCATCTGCATTATCTCTCTTAACTGATTTCTTTTTTGTGTACTCATATTATGTAATGTTTAATAGTTATCACTTTGTTTTGATGATGCAAAGATAAAGTTATTACTTTGATTATGCAATACAAAATCAAAGTTTTGTCTTATATTTAACTTTTATTAATCGAAGTGATAGCTTTAATTATAGATAATAGAAGTACATTTGCATAAACAAAAAAATAAAGCTATGAGTTTGAATATTAAGAAAGCAATTAAAGAACATGGTTTAGAAGTTCGTGAAGTGGCTAAAAGAATGGAAATAACGCCTACTGGATTGAGCCAGCACATAAATGGGAACCCATCAGTAGAAGTGCTTGAGCGTATAGCCACTGCAATAGGGTGTGATATATCGGAACTGTTCGAGCAACCCAAGAAAGACGCTCTGACAATCAACTGTCCCCATTGCGGAAAGAGTATCAATATCAAGGTGGAGTAGTATTATGGAATTACGAGTAAAAGAAGTATGTAAAGACAAAGGTGTTACTCTTGCCGAAATAGCAAATAAAATAGGTGTAGCACAAGCAAGTTTATCAAAAATGTTAGGTGGAAATCCTACGATTGGAACATTAGAAAAAATCGCCACCGCCCTAAATGTCCCAATTACTGAATTATTCAGCACAGGAACAAACGACGAACTTACAGCCCTTATCCAGCACAAAGGGGATTACTACAAAGCCACAACAATAGCTGAACTGGAGGGAATTTTAGAAAAAATCAAGACTAAGATTTGATTTATTAGATATTTGTTTGGTGTAAAGTAAAAAAAATATTTTCTTTGCCCATTATTTAACTGATAAAATAATTATAATTATGATGGAATTTCTTTCTATTGTTATGCTGATATTCGGCATATTACAAATTATCCTATTCTTCAAAATATGGGGAATGACAAACAATGTGAAAAAATTAACAGATCATTTTGTTTCTACACAAAATAAGTCAGTAGAAATAAAAGACGAAATTAGCAGCGAGACAAGTCATGATGATCGCGAATATGACAGAAAACTTGATAAGATTAAGCCTAATGATAAAGTGGTTCGCATTTCTGATGGCAAAGAAATGGTTGTCGATTCTATTGAAAATGGAAAATTCTTTTGTAAAGCTAGCTCTATAGGAGGATATAAATGGTATTCAAGATATGAAATTAAAACTGTAGAATATTGAATAAAGCCATTAAATCCAAATATGAGATTATCAAAAACGAAATGCTATGATAGAGATTTTTTCTATTGTCTTATTTGTATTTGGAGTCTTACAAATAATCTTATTCTTCAAAATATGTGGAATGACCAATGATATTTGTAGGATAAACTAAATGATTGTAAAGTTATATACTATAAACAACCTCCATTCCAGCCCCGTTCCTCTCGGTTCGGGGCTGTTTCTTATTTCTTGTTTCTTCTTCTGCGTGAGGCCATATCCTTACCGCTTACCTTATTAACCTTCGTTCCGGTAACGGTATGGAGCTTATCACGCTGCATTAATACTAAGTTTCTGTACGGTATTTCATATACGACTTCCTCGTATGACAGATGCAGATTTTCAATGAACGATGCAATCTGACCGAGGAGCGTGTCATTTCCTACGACCTCGGTTTCGCTGCCAGCAGGCTTACGTTCCTCGCCAAGCTGACAGCTTTGAGAAAAACCTTTGAGTCAATCATAGAGAGAGCTTCATCCAATGCGTTCACATTCTCTTCATATGTTCCTTTTGCCAGTTCTTCACTCAAGCTTTCGTCATCAGCTATCAGCCAGGAAAGAGCCTTGCTGTAAGCCTCTGACTCTCCAAGAGACAATAAAACATCCCTTAAATTTTCAGCCTCTTGTACACCTGAAAGATGAGAAATGGCTCCAGCCAACTTGTGGATCGTTGGCGGGTAGACCGTGTAGCTCTTCCCATTAACGATTATTGTCCTAAAATCACTGCCTATAATGGATTCTGATACTATTTTCGCTCCTTGATTCATAAATAAAAAGAAAATGGGTGGAAGCTAAAAGCCCCACCCGTTAAACAATTCTGAAAACTAACCTGCACCTTCTTGGACGAGAGTTATTTTTTTCTCTACAGTCTTGAAAGCATCAGACAGAGAGGTAGGTATGCTTCCCGACTGTGTGGTATAGCCTTCCTTCGATACCTCATAGGAGACGGAAGTCCCAGATTTCACCCTCTTGGTCTTAACCGCCTGCCCGTCCAGCTTAACTGTTGCATCTGAAGGCGTCGCTATGACCTTCACGTCTGTTCATGCTTCCTTTACCTCTTCTGAATCGAACCAGTATTCAGGAGCAATAGCTGAGTCTTTCGGCTCCAGTTCCACGGCACTTACAGGAAGGCCAATAGCCTTGTCCGTAGTTGCTTCACGGGCACCGATGTCGGCACGAGGAATGACACAATACTGATCGTCTTCAGTCTGGGCTACAATCAACTTTTCGATGTTCACCTTACCTCTCGCACGCTTCCAACCCTTGTCGGTGTTGATGACGTCGCCGCCCATAAGGTCTTTCTTGGTCGGATAATCGTACTCGCCAATGGTAAAGTTAACGGTCACATCGCCCATCTCCTTGTCGCTGCGATAGGTCTGGCCAGTAAGCTGGTTCTTATAGTTCGTTCGGCTCGCTTCCGCTTCTTCGAGCGTCCATGTGTCGCCATGAATATTTTTAATTTCTTTCAATGTGTCACCCTGCAAAAGAGTGTACAAAGCTTGGCCGGTCAAATCGGCTGTAATAGCACTTGTCTCGCCATACCAAAGTTTCTTGATATTCACGGCGGTGATTTTCTTTGCTTCTGCCATATTATTTCACATTTAAAACTTCAAACAAAATTCTTACATTCACATAATGACACTTTAAGGATGTGTCCTCCTCTGTTCCGATTGATTCGATGGAATAATGATAGGTGGTGCCGTCATAACGTCCGGTCACATCATCCAATATACTTTGCGCCTGCTTCTCCAGTTCGTTTAGCCGAATGGTGTTGGCTTCGCCTTCCTTCAAGTCTGGAACGCAAAGGTTCACCTCTACGAAAGACTTCTTCCAGTACGTCTCTGGCTGTTGCTTCTTAGCGTGAATGACAATCCTTTCAGACTTCATCGGTCCTGTCAGCTTTTTTCCGTGAGGAACGATGGATTTGCCGAAAGTATGGCAGTCACGGTAAAGTATGTTCGCTATGTCGGTAGTTACTATCATTTGATCTCCTCCTTCAATCGTTTCTCAGCAAATAGGGCTGCACCAGTCAGGACTTCGTAGCCTTTAGATTCCACGAACGAAGCGTATTCCGCCTCATTCCTCAATTCCAGGCCATCATCCTGAACTGAATACTTGTTTGACTTACGGAGCGTTCCGGTCCGGTTCCGATAACTGCCATTCTTTACAGCATAATCGACAGCTTCCTTTCCTACCTTATCCTCAACGGCTTTCACTTCGGCATAACCTTGCTCGAAAAAGCCATCCACGTCCGAAAAATCAAACTTTACAGCCATATTTCTGAGTAACCAAAATAATTCGTATTCTTGACCATGTAAACCTTGCCAGTTCCTCTGACATTCTCACCGTCCATACATCTTACTTCATCACCAGCCTTCAGGGAGATTTTCTTCTCACAGACTACGTGATAGTTCGGTCGGTACACCTCGCCGTTCTCCGAAGTAAACTCCTTGGTGGAGTTATCATCACACCGGCACTTACATACGTCCTTCCAGCTTTCTCCACCGGTTCCAGGAATAGGCCGGCCGAACTCGTCGGTTTCCATCGGAATGATGACTTTAATCTGTAATGTATGCGGAGCGAATATCATAGGAATCTGACTTTAGGTTTATCGCTTAACGTGTCCTCAAGACCGTACTTCTTACACAAGAAAGAATAATAATCCTTCAAGCCCTGAGTATCCCAGGACATAGAAAAACCGTTCTCGCTGATGGAAGTGGCACGGAGTAATAGAGAGGGGATGAACTTCGCCATAGCCACCGACACAAGACCGATGTTTGACGGGCCCATCTCATCCTCTCCGCTTATCCCTGAAGACAGACTTATCTCCAAAAGGTCAGCCTCCGACAAATTGATGCCGAAGGTCTGAAACTTCTGTGATATATAGTCTTTTACTATCATGCGTTCATGGTGGTCAAATCGAAGTTCACAATAAGGTTCGGGTTCGTAATCTGAGGAATCCACTCAGCTGTGTATTCCAGATAACGGCCGTTACCATCCTTGTAACCAGAGATAAGCATATCACCGTCGGCTTGAGTGTAGTTACGTCCCGGCACGCCGTCAACAGCTTCGTAAGGAGTGTGGAAGCGCATATAACCAATCTTATCCTGTGGAAGCAGGGTGATATGGTCATCTGCGTAAATCTGCACGTTCTTTCCAGACTGGTCCATCACATAGTCTTCCTTGATTTCAATTGCCGGAAGCCCAATACCTGTGAAAATCTGAGAAGCAATTTGTGATGTAATCAAACCGGTAGAGAGATACATTTCATTGCCTGTAAGCTGCATCTTGAACTTGTCACCAAACTCAGCCGATCCGATGATATTCTTCACGAAAGTTCCTCGTGACATAATCATCTTCTGGAAGTTTCCATAATCAGCATTCAGTGCATTAATCTGCTGCTGCAAATAGGTGATGAAGTTCGTTTTCGCACCAGTATCAGGCTTGATGAACTTGAACGGCAATTCGATGTTAAGAAGGTCAACACCTCCGGCATTGTCGTCCTTGTTCTTCACCTGCGCTCTACCTGTCATCAGCAAGGAACCGACAACGATATCCATTCGCTTGTGTGCGGCAAGAAGTACCTGGCGATAATCGTCGTAAATGAAATTCACGATGTCCTGCATAGCGGCAACCTGGTCGGCAGTCTTGGCCGCATTAAACTTGTCAATCAAGTCCTGCAAATCAGACAGACGGTCAATGGAAATCTGATAAGCATCACCTAGATAAGCGATTTCACCATATCCAGAACCGATGTTCTTACGCTCACGGATAGGCTTTTCTCCATAACGGGAGTTGATGGAACCGGCCATTACTCCGGTAACGGTACCGATGTAGTCTTTGAATACACGGGTAGTAGTTCTGCGGAAGTCCAGATACTGCTGCCAGTAGATTGTATCCTTACGGGTCTGAAGGACGCGCTGGATAACGGCGTTAACGATGTTAGGGTCGTTAAACAGGGTATAAATAGTTAGCATCATATCTTAGTCCTCCTTTCTTTATTTACTTGCGATAATACCAGCTGCTCTTAATGATGCGAGAAGAGCGTTGATTTTGTCTTTTTCATCACCACCTGCTGCATCATCTACTTTTGTACCTTGCTTTACCAATCCTAAAGTGCTTGAGTTAGCTGCCTGATAGGTAGTGTTGTTGTCTGTCCATGGAACTTCAACATAAGCTTTGCCGCCTTCCAATGCTACTGGATATTTCTTTCCGCTTTGAGCGAATCCTAATTGAATACCACCCATTACAGAATCAGATGCTTCTGGCAGTTCATACGAAACACCAGCCGGTGATTGCACACCAGCAGCGTTGAACTGGAAATGCGGCATATTAGCTTTATCAATGTCAGAGAAAGGCATAACCAACTTTGTTGGCTCGATTTCAAAAGCTCGCATCAAAAGGGCAACTAATACGATGCCTTCTTCAACTTGTACTCTTTCGTACAAGGCTGAGTTGGCAATAACCTTCGGGGTAGTACCATCTACAGCTGTCGCTTCATAGAGTACAGTACCGGCTTCCAATGTTTCACCAAAGTCGGCGGCCAGCGTCAACTTATCGAAAGCTTTGTTTGATTTGTCAATACTGTTGATGGTTGCTCCATGAGAACCATTACCCAGGTGCATACCCACATAAGCCAAAGAGTTCTTCTTAATTTTCAACGTGGTATTGGAACCGGTTGTAAACTTTTCATAAACTTCTACACGTATAGCCACCTGGGCGGTTTTCTTCACCAGATCAGCGGCAATCGGCGTGAAGGATGGAAGGAACGAACCAGCTACAAGGTTGGTCGTGTCCAGCTTGTAAGGCCCTCTGCGTCTTACTCCGGTAGAAACGTCATAGCGTTCCTCGATGGACGGTTCAGGCTCAATGTTGTACTTAAATCCTGCTGCCATAAAATTTTACTTGTTTTGTTGTTCGACAATTTGTTTTGTGTCCGCCTCAATCATTTTAGCGAACTCACTCGCCTCCTTCTCCTGCTTCTGTTCAGCAGTCTCAGGAGCTTTGGAAAACTGAAAACCGCTGTTAGACATATCCTGTTTCATGTCCTTGAAATAAGTATCCAAGTCCGTGTTCTCGGGAATGTTGCGGTCTTTCAACATAAAATCGGGAATACCGTACTTCTTAGCCACTGCCGAAATCTGCGAATTGCGCTGCGCCTGCGCCTTCTCTGCTTCGTATGTAGATAGCTTTTCAGAAAGACTTTTGTTAGAATCAATCAAAGCCTGGGCCCATGCAGGTACCTCGTCCTTTTTCTCATCCTTCTTTTCGTCTTTCTTTTCTTCCGGATTCTCGATTGGTTTTCCGTCTTTAAGGTTATGCTTCTTCTCGTAGTTAGAAACAGCGGAAGTCTGTGCTTGTCCTGCACGGAAATCACCATAATTTTGCATCACGTCCTGAAATGAAATACCCTCCACGATGGAGTTTACCTTCGTCTCGTCCGTTACACCCTCAGCCTTCTTCGTGGCAATTCGGGTAAGTGTAGCAGTATCCACCCCAGCGAATTTCTGTTGCAGTCCTGCCAAGATTAGTTCAAAGATTGTCATACCGTATGAGTTTGATTAATAATTCCATACGGTAAATTTACTTATAGAGAAAAGGAAGGTGAAATTTTAAGGCTAACGATACGAAACAATTAGGAGAATGTTCGTTTTTAGGCAAAAAGAAAGCGTGACTACCTGAGTAATCACGCTGGAACATCATTCAATTATACTTTTAAAATTTCAATATAGCTGCTTCTATTTCTTTTTTGTCAGTATCTTTTACGTTCCTCAAAGCATTCAGAAAAGGTAAAATTAAAGAGTCATCAACCATGAACCAGACTGGATTTTTAAATAATTTTGGGTATCCGGGATCATCTCCATAACCATTCCATCTCATTGCCATTCTTCTTTCCTCATTTTTCCAAATACCTATCGCTATAGAAAAATCATCATTTTCAAATACAACATTCTCAACCTTAAAATTACTTGGATTTACATCTTTTGCTTTCATTGTACTATCCTCCATTATATTTTAATTAATAATCATAACAAATTTATAGCTGCCAGTTCCTCTGTCAGCGCATTAATACCTTTCTGAATCTTCTCCAACTGCTGTTTGCGTGGCTTGTGCACTCCAGCCGCATAATGCCACAACTGGCGCTCATTGATTCCAGTTATCCGACTCAAAGCAGCCTTTGTGAAGATGCTGCTGTAATAGTTGATGAATGTGGCGGCATCTATCTTGAACCTCAAGGTAAACTCTCCCTGTAATACTTCCACCGGAGCTATGTTCATTTCCTTACATGAATCCAGGTAAAGTTCAACAGCTTCCTTCATGTTCTTCTCGATTTCCTTCACATCATTTCCGACAGTCATCACCGGGGCACCTTCAATGTAGGCACTAAGGTTATTCCCTGCATGTTCTACAATCACTTCTACGGTTTTCATACTGAACTCCTTTTATCGTTAAACAAAAGAGGCGGGGGCTATTTTAGCCCCGCTTGCCTCAGAATGTTGTAATAAGTGCCTTTCTCAACGCCTTTTTTGCCGTGGTCGGGTACAACCACTACATGAACACCGTCAGTGTAGACCATGTGGCTGCCCTTTTGTCTCACGAACCAAAAGCCATTTTCAGTAAGCAGCGTTACAACGTCTTTAACTGATTTGTAGCTCATAGCGTTTACGACTTAATTACAATGCAAATATAGTAAAAATATGAATAAATGCAAAATAAATGTTCATATTTTTACTATACTTATAAAGAATCGAGATAACTATATAATGCCGGGAGTTTATCCCTGTCAAATTCAAATTGCGTAGCCGTATATGGAAGTCCTGTTGCAGAGACATTCTCCGCTTCATCACCCCACTCACAGTTTTCCCGTTTACCTGCTTTTTTACCGTCTGCATTATCTCTAATCCATTCCCAAATCAATTTTCCTAATTGAGCTGTACTTTTATTGTCCCCCTTATGTTGTTTCCGACAATACAAGATAAATTCGTCATTTCCCATTCTGATAGATTTACCCATAGTCTTTATATTTTAAAGTTAAACATAAACACAAATATATAAGATTATTAATATTAATCTAAAAATAAATCATAAAAAATAGCGATATCTCGAAAGATACCGCTATTCTGACAGAACTTCCATGTTCTTATGCTGCGTTCTTTTTGACATCATTCTTCTGTTTCTCAGCCTGCTCCTCCTTGATAGCTTCAATCTCGTCCATAACAGAATCCACATTCCCTACAAAAGTAATGGCCCGTTCCTGCGACCAAATTTCACCATCTTTAGCTTTGATGGCTGTGTCTATTTTATCCTTTATGTCCTCCAGTCTGTAGGGCTGCATTTGCACGTCAACGTCAATGGTCTCGGAAGCCTCCTCAAGTGTCGTGTTCACTGAACCTAATGCGGAAACGAGGAAATTCACACGCCGTTGCATAAACTCTCCGACGGTTTCGTTCAGATTCTCCACATTCAAGTGGGTGGACATGAACACATAATCAAAAGTGACACCGGAAACAGCGTTACCAGTTCCTTTCAGCGAATCAAAGGAGATACGCGGTGTATTTGTCAGTCCATAGATTTGACTGAGTAATGTCTCCACCTCGAATTTAACAGTATCCGGGACCTGACTCCATGTCAGATATTGGGCGTTTGCTCCTTGGCCTGTAAGCTCAACTACCCTATTCTTGAACTCACCGGAGAAATTCTGCACATCACCGAACAACATAAGGATTGGGAAAAAATGATAGTCGATACAGTCTGCATAATTGGAAAGAAGTTTCTCCAGTCTCACACGAAGGCTCTTAATCTTCTCGCAGTACGCCTCCGGACGGTACATATAAATCACCGGCATCTTCTTGAAACCATGAACAAATGAACCTTTGTCAGTCCAGTTGTTTGTCAGCTCCCATTGATAAACCATATCTTTAGTAATGGTCATAAAGCAGGTAATCTCTACGTCGTCCAAATTTTTCTTTTTGTATTCACGAGAGAGGGCAACTAAATCACCCTGGTCATTGAAAAATGGGTAGAGCTTGTCTCCCCGGAACGGAGACCAGATGGCACTCTTCAGACGATACTCTGGCTTTGACTTACCGAAGATTCCTGAAATCTTACGTTTAAGCTTAGCCCAGAAACCATCATCTTTCACTACATACCAGTATTCAGCCACTTCCTGCTCTGCCAACCATGCCCTGACAATCTTCTTGTTCTGGTATTTCAATTTGTTCTTCTTGAATACCTGCTTCAACGCAGAAAGAAGGCTTTCCTCCGACTGGTCCGGCTGGCAATCAAGAACCGGTTCTGTTCCCACAGTGAAGGCTGTCTGAAGGTTCACGATGTCCTGCTCGATAGGAAGCGCAATCCGGTTTGGATCAACTTCCTTCTTTACCGCCGGCTCAACATATTCTTTCCCGGTTGTCGGGTCTGTAATCCGTTTCTCAGGCTGGGTAGTGATTTTGATTTTCGGATATTTCTCTTCATCTATCACTATCTCGTGCTTGTTCGGATTCCAGTCGTTGTAAAGAGCGTGAGCGTTTGGTTGCTCGGTCTTTCGCCCTTTCTTCAGATAGTAGATTTTTCTCTCTACTTCCGGCATAGCTAAAATTTCTTCTAAAGTCATATTTCAAAGTTTAATGTCCAAATATTCCTGAAACATCTTTCGGTTTCATAATCCTACCGAGGAGTTCTCCCAACACATAGTAACGTGCAGCATCAATGCCGTGGTTATCGTGGTCTTCCGGCTCGTTGATGTAGTTTCCATCTTTATCCTTTGCCCAGACATAATTCCTATACTCCCTCTGCAGGTTGTAGGAGCGTCTGGTAATGTACATCTCCATTCCCTGCATCTTGTCAATACCCGCATTGACAGAACCCTGCCCCTTCTCTACTGGATAAATCTTGATACCTCCGTTGTGGATTTCCTGAATGAGTCGCGGGTCCGCACTGTCGGCAATCACTTTCAGATTCCAAGGCCGCAAGGTTTTTATGATGTCTCCCGAAAGAAGTCCGGTTCTATAATCCAATTCATCCAGATACAGTGCATTGTCTATGATTCCACATCGGATAGCTGCTGTGGGGTCATTGGTATAACCAAAATCCAATCCTATAGCAACTTTCTTACACCACATCGGGAACTCATCCACGATGCCCCATTTCTTGAACACGGCACCCTCGGCCACGTCAGCCCAGCGTCCTATGACAACATGAGCGTATTTCTCCGGATTCTTCTCTTTCATTTCCTTGACTTCATTCAGGAACTCAGGAGAAAGGTTTTCGATATTGTCGAAGTAGGTTGTATGAATGTGAAGGACATTAGGATGGGTAGAAATCTGCACCTGCACACCGTCTATCTCGACCAAGCGGTGGGTATTCTCGATGTATTTCTTGTAAATGAAGTGATTGGAGTCACAGGGATTCATGATGATGATTATCCGATTTTGAATTCCCTTTTTACGGATGGAGAGCATAATTTTATCGAACTCTTCTTCGCTGGTCCATTCCTCAGCCTCATCACAGACAAAGGTTGTAATACCCTGAATAGATTTCAGCTTGGCCGTCTGATTCCCGGAAGAAGTCTTGATACCCCGGAACATAATTCGACTGCCGGTCATCCGGTTTACGATGTCCGTCTTGGTTGTCTTGAAATACTTCGTGGTACCGTCAAGTTCTATCTTTTCCATCATTTCCGGAATGATAGACATGCCAGCAGATACCATCGTGTAACGGGTGTATAAAATCTGGTGGACAATCTTCTCCACTGGAGTCTGCTCAAAGGTCAGTCGTTCGATGAAGGTGGAAGCGTTGAAACTCTTCCCCGATCCACGGCCACCGGTGATGAGGATGATAAACTTCTCCTTGTCTGTGTATAACGGATGATATATCGTCTGGGGAACAATCATTTTAACTTGTCTTTAATCCATGAGTCAATAGAAATTCCGTGGTCAATATCCTTTGGAATATCAGCATCCTCATCCTGCCGGAGTTCAACCTTCCTCCATTCTTCATCATGGTGGTACAGCCAAGTGGAGAGAGCCTGCATATTGGGCGGCAGTTCGGTTTCTCCCTCTGTGGTCTGTATCTCTTCATCTTCGGTATAAACTCCGTCAATTTTCAGCTTCCGGGTGGTTACGGTCTTGTTCTTGATTTTCTTGCCACCCAAAGCCGCTTTGAGATATGCACCACGCACGATGGAGTTGATTTTTCGGCGGCCGCGCGCTAAGACTTTACATAACCTTGCAGACCTGCGTTCATTTTCATCATCCGACCACGCTTCATAAGTGCCATTCTTCATACAATTAAACCGTTCAGGAGACAGCGACACGCCGAACTTGTCGTCCAGCGCATCCGCTATCTCCGCATCGGTCAATCCCTGCATGGAGAGCGCAAGGATTTCATCGTAGAAATCATCACTGTCGTAGTCGAACTTCTTGGGTCTTGCCATAAATTGTTATCCGTTACTTAAACCTTGCGCACGGGAGGTTCTAATCATGTTGTTTCTTGCACGAACAATCCGATTATAATTCCTCATGTCGCCACCTGTATTTCTAAAATTTGCGCTCATCATGCTTCTTGCTCTATTGATGATTGCATTTTCCCTACCGATTGCACTTGTATTGGGGTACATCGTAGTATTATAACTTGCTGTTCTGTTTGAAATACGTCTTCTGACTCAATACCTCGCTTTCTTTTATCCTGAAATTAAACCATTAGACCTCCAATTTACGCCTCGCTTCTCTAATGCACGCCTTGCTGCTCTTACAGCTTCATTATCGGAATTTCCTTGTGCCGTTTTCATCAACTGCTCAATACGGCTCGGTTGCCTGATTTCTCCTGCCTTGACCTTGCTGTTGTACTCGGCTCTTAAAGAAGCACGTCTATTGGAGTATTCAATATCTCTTTGATTTTGCCGACGGAGAATTTCTTGCCCTGCTCGATTTCGATAGTTGCCTTTTGCCAAAGCAACATCTCCAAATCCTGAGCGTCCATAACCTTGTGAAGCCAAATATTCTTCTTCGGTCATAACAAGCTGTCTTTTTCTTCTAACTCAGCAAATGTTTTAATCGTTAAACAATATCATTCCACACGCTCGACTTGATTGTCGAACACTTCACCTTTTACGATTTTCATATACGGGTCATACCCGAACCGCTCACAGAAAGCCGCCTTAGCATCCCATGTATCAAAGGACAACATTAAGTAAGCATCCATGTTGGCGGCTGTTTCCTGCGCCTGTTCCTTGACCTGTTGCTTCACGTCCTTCATGTGGGCGACCTTTTCGGCACGCTCCAATTGCTTGGCTGCTTTCTCGGCTTCTTTCTGCTCGGTGACGGGTTGCATCATTTCATCCAGTGCGCCCGCCAAAGAGTTTTCTTCTTCGGTCTGCAAAAGGAAGTCGCAACCAATCATGTTCAAGTCGGCATCGGTCAGACCTGCATCCTTGTAGTCAATATCAGGAACCAACCTGGCCAATGCATCATAGTCCCAGGAACCTTGTGCATTCGGGTTATTAAGAAGTATATTAAGTTCCTTTTCCTGCTTCTCATCCACGTCAATCACATCGACACGGATTCTGTAGTCATTCTTAGGAAACTTCTGAAGCTCATCCATCACGCTCAAACGCTGGTGTCCGCTGACTACGGTCAATCCCGTGCGTTTATTCACGACAATTCCGCCAACCAAACCGAACTTCTTTATTCCACGCTTCAATGTCTTCCGGCTTTCTTCCGACAGCTTGCGCGGGTTATAGTCAGCGAAGTGAATGGCGGAACGGTTAAGCTCCACTGATTCACTCTTGATGTACTTTGATAGTTCCATGTTATCCATTTGCATTTGCAAGCCTTACGGTTGAGCCAACTCTATTCCGATTACCCAAAAGAGATAATGCGACTTGTGGAACATTTAAACTGCGCGAAAGATTACGTTCTACACTTTCTGCGGCTCTCATAATTCTACTACGGTTATTTTGTCCGTAAGTTCTTATAAGGCGATTTGTATTTCTTACAATATCCATATAGCTTCTTTGTCTTGTTCTAACTCGGCTTTCCTCCTATTAGTTTTGTTTGTTATGATACTCCCATAATATCCGCTCCGAAAGCGGGAACACTTTGTAAATTCTCTGCAAGTCCTGCGGGTAGTTCTTCTCCAGCCATAACATACAATCCAGATTGAATCCTACACCAGAACTGGCCTTCAGCGAATACCTTACAGGCTCCGGCAGGCCATTCTGTCTCATGTAGGACAGGATGTCTTTCTGTGTCCAGTCTGCCAAAGGGTAGCACATACCGTTGTTCTCGTACCCGTTGGCTTCATAGCCTTTCAGCATAAGACGGCGGTTCATGCCGTCAGCCTTCTTCATGCCCAAGAACGTGTAGTAAAGTCCGTATCTGAGTTGCATGGCCTTCACCACATCGGCCAGTTTTAAAAGTTTCACTTTAGGATTGGGCACACAGTATAGACCTCCACGAAGAATGTAGGTGAGGTTCCAGTGGGGCACTTGGACAAATTCTATCTTTGGATATTTGGCTTTCACCCAGCCGATCCATCGTTCGATGTGCTCTAAACCCTTGACAAAGTACATGAACACACATACAATCCGGTCAAACTTCGGATAGATCATATTCAGTAAGACCAAAGAATCCTTACCCAAGGACAGAAACAGCATAACCTCGCCAGTATTTCGCCTGACGAGGTCAATATAGCTGTATGTCCTTTCCTGCAGTGTCATTATCCGCCACTCATACCAAGTCCGACACGGACGTTATAATACTGCTGTCTGCGGTTGATGAATCTGCCACGTTGCGACAAGCCTCCATTTTCGGTGGTCAAGCCTCTGCGACCACCACGATAACCACCTGTTGAAAATGTGCTTCTATTTACTCTGACTCAGCATAAAATTTAAATTAAACATGTTTTTCTATCACTCTACCAAGGTTGTAGACTACCTGTGCGGCCAAATAAACCTCACCTTGATGGGTATATTCAATCAAATTGTGGCTCTCGTCTTCAAACAGCTCAATCTTTGCATCTTTGACTTCTACCAGTGCGCTGGTTCTACCCTTGCTATAGCCCACAAAGAACTGAATAGCATCATAGTGTCTCGGCTGCAGCTCACCGTTAACCTCTACACAATAACCCTCAGCGTCAAGCTGGCAGTATTTCTTTTGGGTTGTTGGCCTGATTTCTCTGTATTCTTGACGTTTCTTGCCTGACAGGATTTCGTCAAAGAATTTCTGTTTGATGATAAGAGTAAGTATTTCCATAATCGTGTGATATATTTTATTTAGTTGCGGATGCCGGACTCGAACCGGCGGCCTCTACCAAGTCAAAGTAGCGAGCTAACCACTGCTCTAATCCGCGATGGTACCTTTATCACAAAGGTAACCAATTATGAAGACAATAATAAATAATAATTCAACACATACGAAACAATACGCTAATTGTTTGCTAATATTTCTTCATGGCAAACACCATTTTATGCTATCATAAATATTTTCTTCTACTGCACTTTGTATCGTATAATCTTTTTTGCTATACTCTTTAAAGTTAGGACAAAAAATAGCACTCACATATACACTTGACACCGTTTCAAAGACAAAAGCATCATTTGAGTACATAATATTGTTATACTCGCTATCACTGACAAGTCTGATTGTCTTTAATTCTTCATATACATTTTTACTGCACAGATCTTTCAGTTCTTTATCATTGTAATCATCTACACATTCGTGATTCAAGAAATCACATGTACTTGTATATTTTTTCATAACCATCTTAGATTTGAGTAATATACGCCATTCAATATTTTATAATCACCATATAGTCTTACCTCGCCCTGATACATCATGGCGAACTTTGAATAACCGCAAATCTGCATTATAGCCCAGTCAGCCTGCTTTGTTCCATATCCAAACCGCTGTATTTCGGGATAAATTTTCATTCTGAAGGCAATTTCGCTGTCTGTCATGTCACCAACAGGGCATACGTTTAAAGTCCCATTGTGAGCGAAATAAACGCCATTCTCTGTAAACGGATGACAATTGGCCCGGCATATAGAGCCATGAGTAGCAAGTCTGAAATGTATAATGCAGTCTTCACCTGCTCCAACCTCCGAAAGGTGGCGCAAGAATGTACGATAATCCAAACCCTTATGAAAATGATCTGTTGAAACGAACCCATACCCATTATGGTTTAATTTCTTGATTTTAGCAAGAGTGTCCAAGTTTGGCATTTGCACACCCTTCGGCTTGTATATAATGCAACACATATTGAATTTGTTTTAATCGTGTGAGGTTCATGCAAGAACCTCAGCACGTGATTTGAAGAATGATTTTTCTTTAGCTGTCAAGAAAGGTATATCATCAATTGACGTAACCTCAGAACTCAATACGCTCTTTTTAGACCATGCAACTAACTTCGCACAAAAGTTAACCCAGTTGGATATTTTCTCAAAGTCTGTTGAACCTTGATGCTGTCTGAACTCTATTGTTTGATGACGAGCATAAGAACAGGCATTCACTTTATAATATCTGTTACCGTTCATAATGCTTAAGACATCATGCTTTGTCGTACACTGTGTAAAGTCCTTACCTTGCAAAGTTCTACACCACTGGCTGTTGTTGGCACGTCTTGAATTTGCCATAAACGTATCAATAACTCTCTCTAACTTCTGATAGTTCTTAAAGACATTTATATAAGTCTCGTCAGACATCTTCTGTGCACCAATATGGACATGCAAGCCTGTCGACCTATTAACCTGTGCACCGGCTTCATTCAACGCCTTACAGCAAGTTTCAAGGCTTTTCATACCTGCCTTGCCTGTAAGAACCGGTGATACACATTCTATAGGATTTTCACCTCTTATAGAAGAATCTGAAACGAACTTGTAATAATTTTTGTTGTCAGTGTGGTTGTAACCCTCATACTGAAAAGGCATTGCGTTTCTCGTTGCGCTTTCTCTCATAAGGCTGGCAGCTACCAGGCATTCAATCTCGACCCCGAAAGTAAACTTGTGTGTTTCTCTGATTGTCTTAGGCAGTTCAGACATTAGAAGTTCAACTTCGTACTTTCTCAAACCCAACTTGACAAAAGCTGCCTTCTTTGCTGCCTTAGAACCTTTCATGTTCTTAATGTCTTGGATTTCTTCGTTCAATGTCTTCATAATCGTGTGTATTGAAAATTAATAATCGTGTGTAATTGCAGGGATTTCGCCCTGCTGCTATTTATAAAGTCGTTTCTACTACCTTATGAAACTTTCTAATATTGTATGCACCTGTACCACAGCCCATGTTTGACGCTGATGTTACAGCAAACTCGAGTGCTGCCATAACATCTAAACTTGCATCTATAGCTTCATTCTTAGCTTTCTCATATTCTCGTGCATTAACTGTTGTTTCTTGAACCTTCTCAGCTTCTTGAATTCTTTTAAGAGCTTCGTTGATAACTCTGATTTGTTCTTTAATCTCTTTGATGTATTCACTACTTATTGTCTTCATAATCGTATGTGTTTTTAATTATACTATCTGTTTAATTATTACGCTACAAATATACAAATTGTATAATTATCAACAACAAAAAACATGGTTAATAAATATTAATTATTAAACTAATCGTATTATTTTACTTATTTTCTTATACTAATTATATTTTTTGAGTATATTTGCAACATAAACAAATAGTTTAATTATGAACTTTAGAATAAAAGAAATTTGTCGAGAAAAAGGTATAATGCTTAAGGACCTTGCAAGCATGATAGGTATTACAGAAGTCGGACTATCCAAATCTCTTAATGGAAATCCTAATATAAGCCGCCTTGAAGAAATCGCCACTGCTTTAGATGTGCCAGTAATAGACCTATTTGATAAACCCAAAGAGGGAGTAATACATTGTCCTCATTGTGGCAAGGAGATAAAATTGAATCCAAATGTGTAATACTTAATTTATAAAACATATTTTAGATGGAAGAGAAATTAGATTGCAACGAATTACAAATGCTGTCACAACGAATGAATATTGTGCGCCCAATCTTATTCACCGGCGCAGGGTTTTCTTATGGAGCGATAAATGGAAATAATGATCCACTCCCCTTAGGAAGTGAACTAAAAGATATACTATTGACAAAGTTTATTGGTTACAGAAAAGAAAGCACGGAATATATAGAGCTGCATAATCAATCTTTATCAGATGTCTATGAATATTGTGAAAATTATTTTACACCTGAGAAATCCGCTGATTTTTTAAAGGAATTATTTTCTGAATGTACCCCAAAGACCTATCATTCGCTTATTGCTAATTATAATTGGAAAAAAATATATACGATCAATATTGATGACCTTATGGAAAATTCATCTAAACGAGGAAAATTCATAATTCAAAATCAAAGAAGACGTGTAACTTCATACAATGTTGATCGTACAATAGAATACATTAAGCTACATGGCTGTGTTAACAATCCAGATCTAGGCTTTATATTCTCTACGTCTTCATATATCGATTTAATGGCATCCGGAGGAGATTATCGATTTCAAAGCTTATCAACAGATTTGCAAACAGAAGACTTTGTGTTTATTGGTACAGAAATGAATGAAATAGACATAAGTTTCTTTTTAAGATTACAAAAACATGGTGGTAACTCTAGAAATGGACAACTATATTTTATTACCCCAAAGCCAACAACTCTTTTTGAATCTAAACTTCAAAGATATGGTGGTCATATCATCAGAATGACCTGTGAAGAATTTGCAGAATGGCTCAAGGAAAATAAATTCTCAACAAATAATGGCATAACATTATCTAATCATTTTACGGAAAATTATAGAAATGTAAGCCATTTCATAGAGTCTCGTAAAAACCTTCCATACATGGATTCTCGTTTATACTTTGGATATTCTCCTAAATGGGAAGACATTATTTTCGATTGGGATTTCAAATCAAAACAAATAGAAGAAATATTTCAAAATATTTTATATTTCGAATCCATTAATGATGAAAATATTGTTATATCTTTAGTTTGTAAAACTTTATCTGGAAAATCTGTATTTATTAAACGCTTGGCTTATTATTTACATAATGATGGTTGTAGCGTATACGAATATATTGGGCGTGAATTTAATTACAGAAGTTTTATTAATAATTCAACTGAATCATCGAATAAAAGGATAGTCCTAGTAATTGACCATGGAAGTTCATATTATTCAACAATATCAAAACTACTTAATGAATACCCTAAAGGAAAACGATTAATTGTTTTAGTTGCAGACCGACCATTTTTTCATATTAAAAAAAGATATTGCCTTGTTCCGCATACTAATTTTGCAGAATATGATATTTCAATTTCAAAATTGAAAGAATGTGATAAGTTAGCATTAGCTCAATCTATAATTAACACACTCGATGATAAAGGATATTTAGGGGAACTTAAAGGTAAAAGCTCAGAAGAACGTGTTAAGTACATTCTTAAAATCAACGATTTAGGGAGTATAGTATATAATTTAACAGAGGGTATAAGTTTTAAAAAAAGATATATAAACAATTACAAAAAGATTAATAATTCTAATCGTGATTTAAATGATGCATTAGTGGCACTTTCAATTTTCCAAATTCTAGATTTACCTTATTTACCTGTTGACATATTATGCTTATGGAAAAGAGAATCATTTTCATCTATTCTTGATAAATTAGATGATTTTATAAAATTTGAAAATAAAAATGGCATCAGCTTAAGAACAAATATTCTTACAAATTTAATCATTTCTAAAATGAGCAAGCCAGATTTAACAAAAATAGTAAAAGAACTGTTGATTTTGATTGCTCCTAACATATCGAATTGTGTATCTTATTGGAATGATATTCAATCTCGATTAATGAAAGTAAATCTATTACATTCGAAACTAGGTATTACACATCTTAAAATCAAAGAAATGTTTCGAAAAATCAAAAGCTACTATAATGATGATGCAAATTATTGGATTCAAGTTGGTATTGTAGAACAAAAACTAGGCGATTATTATCGTGCTTTAAATCATTTTAAGCAGGCAGAAGTTTTAAGCCCCAATTCATATCTTGTTCAAAACGCTCTTGCACGTAATTATCTAAGAATGGCAAATTCCTCAGAAAATATTGAGGAAGCTAAAGTATTTTTTGAGGAAGGTAAAATGCGAATGTTGGAACTTATACGCAATAGAGATGATTATCAAGTTAAAGCATACTCTACACATTCTTATATTTCCGAACTCATTAAATATTGGCGTAAATTTAATTTAATACCAGATGAAACTGAGGTTCATAAAGCAATATCTATATTGAATAATATTATCAAAAGGGATAAGAATGATGTTATGACAACTAATATTACAAATAAGTTTTATACATTTTTAAAAGAAAAAAATATTACAAAATATATTCCAAAATTAAAATTGAATGATATTCATATCCTAAAAGGACTCTTGACTAATGATGAACAAGTAATAATTGAAGACTATGAATTAGATTAGTTATTTTTGTAATAGTAACAGCCGGAAACATTAAGTTCCGGCTTTTTACTTGATTTGTCATTTCAAATTCAACCTTTCTACAATCTGGTTATAAAGATACTCTATATCCTGCCGGAAATCCTTATACTGTTGGTAGATAAAGGAAATATCAGCGATATTGTTCGATATTACACATGGGGAGACATCAGGGAACACGCCGGAAATTTCTGCCCGAATACCGTTCGGCAGCCTACCGCCGGCAAGGGAACTTGGAGCATACAGGAACAACACAATAAAAAGAAATTTCTTACGTTGCATAACGTCATCTGGATTTGGTGAATGATCTGTCTCTGCAACAATGTCCTTAAACCAGGAATAAATTTCAGGAATGAGTGATGTATCCTGCAATAAAGCAGATGAAAGTTCTCGTTCACGTTCTGATAATCTTGATTTTTGTTCACGAATGGCCTTTAACTCCATGATTGATGAAAATTCTTTTGTCATAGTATGGTCTTTTAGAAGAAAAGTATTATATTTGTGGCCTAATCGTGCGTGGAGTCGGTCTTTTTATCGTGGGGCTGGCTCCTTTTCATTTAATGCCATACCAAATTCCATGTTTTATTATCAACATAATTAATTAACTTTACAGAAAAACATTTATGGAAAATATTATTAAAGAACTTTTAAGCTCAGATTATATAATTAAAGTATTTGGTATCATCATTTCTTTATTCGGTATAATAATTCCATTATACAAGTTCATATCGGAAAAAAACCTAAAACAGAAAGATTTAAGATTTAAGACATACCATTTATTAATTAAAGATTTAGTTGAACCAGACAAAGAGACTGGAAAAATTATGCTTGATAGGCAGATTGCTACTTGTTTTGAATTAAGGAATTTTCCAGAATATTTTGAACTTACAAAAAGAATTCTTAATGACCTAAACTTACAATGGGATAAAGATGATAGAAACAAAAGAATCATAAATGAAATAAAATATACCCTCAAATATATAACTATTTACAACTGTTTCTTTTTTGTTCTTTTAAGAGCCATTGGATTGGGTTTCATTTGTAAAATTATCATACGCATAAAGATAAAAACATTAGAATAATATAAGATTGTTTTCCTGCTACTGATTATACTCCCAAAAACTGAGTTTTCCTTTTACATTCAAAATCGGTTTATTGAACAAGACAACATCCTTCAGCACCCAGTTCCAACACCCTTTCTCTGCCCAAACGGACGGATATTTCTGTACGCAGTCAGCAATCACTACACTACCGATGATAGCGCCTTTAGGGAACTTATCATATACGCAGTTGAAATATATGCCCCTGTCTTTACGAAGTTCGTCATCCTGATTATAGCTCCATGTACGGACTCCTTTACAAGAAGATGCATGGATAAGCACCCTTTGGCCGATGTACTTCTGAGGGCACTTCCAAGTCCTGTTTTCGATGTCCTTAATACCGTGAGCGATTAGGCTCGCCCACGGCTGTTTGATGGATATAGCTTTCATTTAAATATTACCAATTAGACTCTGAAGAGTTAGCTCTTTCTCTACCAATACGCTCCTTTTCCTCCATCATATCAAAGTATGATTCCTTCGCATGTTCTATAAGCTTGTCAGATTCCTCAAAAGGATTAATCACTTCCTTTTTACCTGACTCAGGTTTCCAATGGAGATATTTCACAAAAGTACAGATGCCTAACACTATAAAAGGAAGGCAAATTATTGTACATGCTATAAATACTTCGTTCATGACAAAATATTAATTATGATTTAGACAATAACAGCGCCCACAATCGTTACGAGTTTTATAGGCTCAGCTTCTAAGATTATTTAAATCCATAATTACTTTGTCTTTAATTTAAATTGTTGAATTTTTCTGCTTTCTCGCGAGCCTCAGCCCATGTCTTTGGATTTATAAGGCAATTAATAATAGCCTTACATCCGCAATATATAGCCGGATCAGACAATATATTTGTATCTTTTGGCAAACATGGAGTCAACAAGCCATCTGCAATGACCGTAAGATGATGCCGGAGAGCTGCACAAGACAAACTTTGAACAACAGCCTGTGCACTGTACTTAAATCCATCCTTGCCGATAACATTATATTCCACAAACTTCTTACTGACATTATCAACGTACGTCTTAGCTTCACTTGCGATCGACTGCGCAATAATAACAGAGGCAAAGGTCTGCCGATCCACAACTTTGGGATATTTGCCAAGGAAATTCGATATTGCCACATGTAATTTCTTGCAATGTGGTTCTATTATACTGTATGCAGCGTTACCGAAATCACACATCCATATACTTTCTTTGTCTCCTTTCATCTGTGCATTTATTGCTTTATTCAGTTTGGATATTTCTTTAGGTATCAAACATACAGATCTACGAACCTGATGTCTTACGAGCGATGCACAATTTTCCTGCAATTCATCTACTGCGTCACCAGCCACAATAATTGCAATATGTGCAAGTGCAGCAGCAGCGTACAAAGTTGCAGCATATTCCTGCCGGCTTTTTTCGGCTAATGCCTGTGCATTTATTGCGTTATTTATTATTTGCATATTATATGTTTATTTTCATTGTTAATATCTATTACGTACTTTTATGTTGAAATTATTCCGCAGAATTGTTGCGGAATTCCGCGGGAATTTCACTATTTGCAGAATTTTTTCTGCACCCATATATTCATTTCTTTAACTCCTCAATAAGTGCATCAGCAAATCTTACAGCTTCCCTTGCAGAACCTTGTAGTGACTTAAATTCAAATCCTAATTCAGAATCATCTGCTCTTTCTGCGTTTCCGTCATCGAGGTATATTGCAGCAAGCATTTCCTTTGCAATCTCATAACGCCGCTGCTCCCAATTAATTTCTATATTTTCATTTGCTTCCATATTATCTATGCTACTTTTTTTATTAGGTTGATGTTCTTGTTTACCAATTCCATTATTTCATCGTGCATCGGCGTGTTAGTGTTACATACTCCACGACTCTGTACGATCTTGAATGTTTTTAGGCTTAATTCTATGGTTTCAATGCGATTCCCGGACTTATCCTTTGCGGATAGTATAAGGCTTTCTTTCTTCTTGTAATAGCCGCAAGAATATACACAATGGTGCATCTTTTCACCCTCTTCGGCCATTTCGGCAACGGAACTGATAACCGATATCACAATATTATCGTTACCGAAGCAGATTCCGAAAAAACGTCCTTTCTGTTCCATGTAGGTATCTTCCCATTTCCGAGCTTCCTCGATACGTTTTTTCTCCAGGATTTTTTCCTCCCTGATACTTTTCTTTTTCATGAGCCAGTCATGTTCTTTTTTCAAACTCATTGGGCACACGTATTTAGCATTATGTGTATCAAGGTGGAAATAATCAAGTAAATGTAGATAATCATCATACATAGAACCATCCTTAATGATATATCCGTTACGATTGCAGATATTGACAGCCCACGGATGAGAAAGTTTACCTCGATGCAAATAGAACTCCAGCATTTTATACTGATGTGTTTTCAACAACATTTCTGCATATTCACTTCTCCCAAGAAGTGAACGTATCAACACGGCTGGAGTAATATTATGGAAAGACGTGCGAAGTCCATTTCTTCGAAGTATAGGAAGCAAATTTACTTTCGGATATATCTTTCCATGCAAATCATAACATTTATACCCATAATAGTCATAATTATTTTTAATGCTTATTGGTTGTGTATATATCCATGCGTTTCCTCCCATATTCATCGGCTTGGCCATCACGGTTTCTTTCAAGTCTTCAGTTATCCACTGCTGACAGACTTCCTCCGCATGATAAAACATTTCTTCCGTCTTTATATTTCTATACTTACTTATTTCCACATGTCGAAGGATCTGGAATTCATTTACAACTGTGACGATTGTCATGTATTCATACTGACAAAACCTTTTCTTTCTGCTGGACTTAATAGCAATACGTTCACCACAGTAAGGACACCGTATATAACCATCTTTCTGTCCGGTTAAATCGATCCATATTCTTCCACATTCACTACACCACATTTCATCCTTACAATGGTAAGCATTATGTGGGAAGCAGTGCTTCTTTCCCCATCGTATTTGAGCTTCTGTTATCGCCGGCAGCCTGCTGCTTAATTCAGCCACCAACTTTTCACGTTTATTTCTTGGCCTCATAGTTTTAAATTTCAAATAATGACGGCTGCAAAGTATGGCTTTTTTCTCTCTCGGCTTTTCGGCGTTCAGCAAGCTTCCTTGCTTTTTCCTGTTCTGCAGCTTTCATCCGGCCAAAACACTGCTGGCGGTATTCATTAACAGCCTGCTCATAGGCTTTCGCCTTATCTTCCTCAGAAAGTTCAACAGCTGGAGCCGATGCACTCACCTTAGTTCCTTCCGGCAGTCTGTTTATCTTAATATCATCCTCGTCATAATAGTGTACCGCCAGCCCGAACACTTCAGCATCGGTCATATAAACTGCATTCCCTTTTTTCTTGGCTTCTCCAATGACATACTCTAAACACTCGTCTATATTCTTGTTCTTCTTCGCATAATTTTGCGCGAAAAGCTCATCGTTTTTTGCCCGTTCATCAAGATATGCCTTAATTACATCCCTGACAGTATTTTGTTCTTTGTTCATAATAATAGTTTAATGATTACATTATAAGCAAAAACTAAATAGAGGAAATCTTTCCTAAATTTCCTCTATTTACCGTTTAACATATCACAAATAACCTATATCGGATAAGCATCGCATAATAAATTATTACAATACTTTCAAATAGATATCTTCATACTCTTTGTCCCCATTTAAATGCTTCGAGGATCATATAATACAGCTGTTTCTTTTCTTCTACAGTACAGAATTCAAAGCTGTCTACATATTCTAAAAAATTAAAATCTGTATTCATAATCATGCTTTTCATTTTCTAAGGCTTATACCACTGAAAAGGACAGTTTTAGTTATCGCTTTCAACCGATCGACGGTTCGTTCCCCATATTTTTCCCGTAACTCGTCTATAGATAAATTTGTAGTCAGAATAAGAAGTTTGCCTTTCTTTTCAGCCTCATCTGTCAACTCTGCAAAAGCAAGTCTTTTTTCGCCGTATTTTACGCTTAAACATTCCGTCCCGATATCGTCTATGTAGATGATGTGTTTTTGCTTCACAGCGTCCAAATCGGCGTTCATTTGCTGGGCATCATAGCAGTTTACCACCTTTCCACAGTAATGGTTCAGGAGTAAAGGAAGAATCTTACCACAGATAAGAGTCTTTCCTCGACCGCAGTTTCCGAAACACAGAAGGCCACGGCCATTATTGTCTGTCAACCATCTAACCACTTCATCGTACTCAGGAAGCCATTTGGCATTTTCCCTGGTGAAATATTTGATACCTGCCCAGAGAACTTCTTTAGCATCAGTAATGGATACCTGCACAGTATTAGGAATAGAGAAGAAGCCCGTATCTTTCAAGCGGTCTATTGTCTGTTGAAAATCAATCTGTTGCATATTACCAACCTTTATCTTTATATTTTTCAATTGAATTATCTTTTAAGGTCACACCAGTATCGGTTTTTGTATACATACGTTCCCGATTTGCCCATGCAGATAACCTTCTTGACAGTTCCCATGTTTTTTCCAATTCATAGCGCATCTTCGTTTCTGATTTGTTTAACTCACTCCAGTAATCAAAGAAAGCTCTGATCATTTCTTTCGGATATTGCCCAACATAAGAAATCAATGACTGATAAAAAACATTTTTTCTTGAGAGAGTAGCGGCTTTAGCCGCGGCTTTCTTTGACTCTACGTTAGTAGAGTTTTCTTTAATATTATTCTTTCCTTTTATTTGCTTTGTGTCACCCGTGTGTCGCTCTTCAGTCTCATTTTGTAGGTGTGTCACTGGTTGTGTCAATAGCTGTGTCGTTAGTTGTGTCACTTGCAAACGTAACTTGCTGATTTCTTGCACAATAGTTGTGTCACAACATGTGTCATTTGCTGTGTCACCACTTGTGTCAGAAGGAGTGCCGTTGTACTCATTGTATTTAACCAAGGTTATTATGTTCATACCTTGTTCCTGAGAGAGTGTTATCATATTTTCTCTTCTCAGGAAAGCAAGAAAAGTCCTTACCTTTCTTTCTGTCCAGTGCCAACGTCTTGATAAAAATCTTATAGATGCAGGATATTGTCCTCTTGTATAAGAGACTTCTCGACCTCCGATACTCTCCATACGGGGCGTTGCCTCAAATCGTGCTGACTGAATCAAGTCAAGCCACGCTTCGCAACTGCTAAAAGTCCGGGCTTCATTCCACATATCATTCGAGAAGAACTTGCGGCTTAGTTTTATATATCCTTCCATAATATTAGAATCTCACATTGGTTAATTGTCGTCCCTTTGAATACACGGCCCATTTTCCATTACCACCGTCTACAAGACGAAGATCCTTTACTTCACCAAAGCGTTTGATGTTACCACAGAGGTCTACTACCCACCCTGCTTCCTTGCTCGGATGCGGTCGGATAGCGCGACCGACAATCTGGTACCAAAGAGCCAGTGACATAGTAGGACGCGCCATGACAATAGTATCCAGTTCTGGATAATCAAATCCAGTAGTAAGTACACCGACATTTGCAACAACGGGAATCTCTCCAGCTTTGAACGCATCAAGAATATGTTCCCGTTCTTTCTTTGGAGTATCTCCTGAAACGATTGCAGTACCAGGAATGGATTGTGTAAGCCTTTGCGCCTCTTTCAGAAACCTTGTGAAGACAAGTATGCCTTTACGTTTGCCTCCAACTTTCGGATTCATAAGCCGGCGGACTATACTTACCAAGAAGCCGTAAAAGTCAATACGTTCATATTCCCTCACTACAGATTTATCCGTATAGTCGGCACCTGTTGTGTTAATCTTCAGGTTAAGCTCATTCCATCCAATAGGATTCATCGGATAATAATTTAATCTTGACAGATATCCCATATCCAAAAGTGTAGAAATCTGCACCTGATAGATTACTTCTGAAAACACACATGGACGCGTTCGTGTGATGAACTTGAGCATTGATCCGAAGTCACGGCTTGACGACAAACGATATGGTGTTGCTGTCAGTCCAAGCACCTTACACTTCAGCATAGAGAGAAAATCCTTGTACATACCTTCTTTTGGATTGACAAGGTGGCACTCGTCTATGATGATGTTTCTGAAATGCTGAAAGAGTTCCGGGTGGTTCTTCACACTACCGATAGTTGCGAAGGTTATTCTTGAGATATCCTTACGTCCAAAAGAAGCGGAATATATAGAACAGTCCAGAACACCATACGAACATAACTTCAAATAGTTTTGTTCGAGAATCTCCTTACTGGGCTGAAATACCAAAGTATGCCCTTCAAGGCGATTGGCGATATCGGCTATCACCAGGCTTTTGCCAGCTCCAGTCGGTAATACCATGATGGCATTGTTTCTCTTAGTCTTATTTGCAAAGAAACTGACCGCCGCATCACTGGCCTTCTGCTGGTAATCTCGTAAAACATAACTCATAATCCCTTATCTCTTTTTAGTTTCCTGTTTATAGCTTTATAGTATTTGATAAGCTGCTCGTATTCAAAGTCGCTCATTTTTGATGTGCGGGCTGCTTTCAGTTTGAGCATATCAAAAGCCTGCTGTCCGATTTTGGCAATCAGATTCACACGATATCCTTCCAGATGATCCGCCTTGAATCTGTTGCAGTGCCGACATTCAGCATTACAATTCTTCTCGTCATACCTTGTGGCAAGATGTGTCCTACTGAAATAGTGTCCACAGTCAGCCTGCTCAAACGGCTTTATTTGTCCGCATGAAATACAGCGGAAAAAGCCGTTTGGCATACAATCGCGAAGCCGGATAAAAAGGGAAAACTCTTTGTCGAGCTTCGCCTTTAAATCCGGCTTCTTTTTGATCTTAACCCCTGTCCTATCAAATAATGGCAAGTTTTTTTCTTTCTTCTTTTTAGTTTTTTTTCTTATGTAGTATGGCATAAATTATTATATTTGCATAACGATCAATTTAAATTTACTATTAATGAAGAATTATCATATCACGTTTACAAAAAATGGAAAAAGATATAGCTTTATTAAAGCAATATCTTCAAATTTATCAGCATACGCTTTTGAAATTGCGTATAGAACTGCAATCAGGCAATATATGGAATGTCACGGTCTAACCGGTGACTATACTGTTGTGTCAGTCGATGAGTTATAAAACTTAACTTTCCCCCTGATTTTATCAAATAGACGGTATTCCCGATTACTCAATATAAGCCATAGAAAACTCTCTGGGAATAAATCTACCAACGGGAATTGGTTTTGCAGTTTCAATTGATGCATGAATATCTTTCTTCTCGTATTCATGCCCTTTTTCTTTGGCATGTTTCTCATATTCTTCCTCTTTGTTTTTAAGCCAATGAGAAATAAGCATCATAGCCCTATCTACATTGAAAGTATGAACAACAAAAGTTTGTGTTCTTTCTTCTTCATCATCAAAGGTTATTTTGGTCTCAATCTGATAAAACTTCTTTTCGTTAGGTTTTGTTTCTTCCTCGGAATTCTCTGAATCTATAGCATCCAAATATTTTTCTGAAACACCATCAATTTTGCGCTCTTTCAAATTATCAGTAAGAATGATACATGAATCAAACTCTTTCGCCATTATCAAAGTAAAGCCCGACTGATAATTTAATTCAATATAGTCTTTTAGGATGGCAATTACATTTTCCAACCCGGTAGCATAAAGAAGAAACTTGTATTTCTTATCGTCAATTTGGGCTTGTGCGATATAAGGATACAGACATTTGTTCTCATTTTCAAAAGCTATTCGTTTCTGGTTGCTGACCTCTACTTCTTTAATACCATCTGCTTCCATACTAAAACGAATTTGCGCAAGAGTATCTTGGTCTATCAATGTTCCACGTTCAAAAAGGACTTCATTACGTTCAATACTTACAACTTCCCCAGTACTTTCATCAACAAAATCCTCTGTCCATGTTTTTAATACCCTTTTGGCAAGATACATGTTAAGCATCTTTTTCGGATCAGAAGTCACATACCTCTGCTCTGTTTTTCTTGTTTCTGTCATATAAATTTTTTATTACGTTCTATTTCTTGTTGTGCAAAAATTAGCATCTGTTGTTCGTTGGCAGCAGGCAAGTATATTCCTGCGACGGATGCGCTCCAATTACGGAAACGATCAATACTCAAAATCATCTCACCTGTTGTCAACTCAGCAGAACTTCTCAGATAGGTTACTTCCTTACCCTTTTTGTTGACAGTCTTTCTCTCAAACAAATCACGGTTGCAGGTCCTTTTGTAAAAGTCAATCTTAGCCTCTTCAAGACTGCAACCGTATTCACTACCGAAATACCCTAAAAGCAGATGCAAATAGCTGTTCTGTGCAAGTGTGCGATTCGGAAGTTTCTTTTTTACCTCCACAATCGCACGTTCCTGGAACAACTTGTTTACGTATGCTTTGAACTTAGGTATCTCATACTCGTTTTGCAAATTGAAAATACTCATAATTAAAACGGCAGATCATCATTTTGCTTAAAAGCATCTTCCATTGTAGGCGCAGATTGTACAGAATTAAATTTTGGCACAGATGCCGTCTGTTGCGTTCTCTGTTGTTGGCTGACCGGCCCGTTCTGTACACGTTCAACCTTATATGCCCGCACTGTGGTGAAATACTTTGTCTGCTGTGATTGTTCGTCTAAAAACTCGCGACCATTAAGATCAAAAGACACCGTTACCAGATCATCAATACGGTACCCTTCAAGCAGTCGGCACAACTCCTCGCCTCCAACCTCAAAGGCCGGGAAATTGTCAAACTTTTTCTCACCGGTATATGGGTCATATCTCGATGCGTCAATTATTAATTGACGTTTCATGAAAGTCGTACCCTTCTTTGTGGCTATGTTTTCTGTCGGCGTGATTCTGTAGATACGCCCTATAATTGTATTTGCCATAATCAATTGATTGATTTATTTGTAAGATATTTTACAAGATTTCTGTCCTCGGCCCACTGCAGAAACTCATGCAACAAATTTATATTGTCCTGTTCCAGGCCTGGGTAGCGATATACAGTTATAGGTTCACGGCGTGTGAGAGGAAGTCCCCTCACATCGCCACCATGCTTATCTGGATTGTATCCGTCAAAGATGAACAGATCGAAGTGAAATACATCTGCCCCGAAGAGCTGCATATAGAAACGCCATTGGCAAGAGTCTGCATAATCCTTATCGTTCGGAACACTGTATTTCGTCTTTATATCCCTGATTTCAAGACCATCAATCATATCTGCACAGCCTGTAACCACAGCATTACCGAAGTCCTTATATTCACGTATTTCGTGGAAAGCCTGCGGATGTTCAGCACGATATTCCAGTGCGACCTTACACTGTGGTACATCCAAGATTACTTCATGACCTTCAATATCAAACTTACGTCCACATGGAACTTGTTCCTCAACAGGCTTACCGCGGAACATGAATGTGCGGATACCTGCAGGAACTTTAACACAATAAGGCTGGCCTGTCTCCACTATAGAATGAAAGGCAGTACCGATGCGCGTATAATCATTGCCAACAAACTTATGCGTGATGTTGTCTATGACGCTCTGTTCGGTAATTTCAAAACTGTCATATTCACTTTGCTGTATCCAACGCCGGAACGCTTCTATCTGAGTCACACGGATAAGAGGTTTATGCTGCTGTATCATTCTTCTCTTCTTTCAAATGGAATCTCTTTGTCTTACCATCATATACAAACCCTTTGTCTGAAAGGACTTTTTTTATCTCTTCAAAGAAAGGCTTTTTGAAAATCTGCGGCAGACTCTGCGACACATCAAGCAGTGCGGCAGCTTCTTCCTCTGTAGCCACATTGGTGAGCTGTTCACGTAAATTCTTGAGAGTATCATTGGCTTTGCGCTGCGCCTCACTTCGGTTCTGTATGGATAACTTCACATTCTTTATTATTCCAGCCATGAACGTACTGAAATCCGGATCCGTATTATCAGGTATTACCAGAGAGCCGAGACCTGCGACATTTTTTCCTACAAAGTTATCCATAGGCTCAAATCGTATGGTGCGCTTCCCATTCTCCTTGCAGATATATCCAACCTGGTCTGCAATACGAATGAGCAAATCTTTACTCTGTCCAGTACAGTCGGGTGCATGTTTGATGATGTCCCCGTCTGCCGTTTCCTTGTCGTGACAGATGAAAATAAGATCAGAGCCATTAGAGCGCAATGTATTTACAAACATCTTGAAGTCATCCGCCATCTTACCGAAACGCTTGAGCGAATTCGATGCGAGCTTGTAGTTCTGCTCGACAGCGAATACAGATAGGTAATCATCGAGAAGAGCCTTGGCGGTATCGACGATTATTGTCTTATAACCTTTGAAGGTAGCGTATTCAGACGCTATATCCTGCCATTTGGATGCCTCCAACGTGTCTATGCGCTGTACAGCGCGGTCATATCCTCTATCCGTATCTATCAAAAGAGGATTGTCTGCTGTGGTGGCAACGGAAGTCTTACCTGTTCCCGGTGTGCCGTAAAGCACGATGATTATAGGACGTTCCGGGGCAACGTCATTTTTTCTGATAATTGGCATAATATTTAGTTTTAAAATTGCATCAACATGTCATACGCGAGTTCTTCTATACGCGACTTGTCCACTGTCGGCAGATTGAGATTGTCATCGCATGTATCATACTCGACATCTATAACTCTGCATACAGCGGCAGTAGGGATGAAATATCCAGTGCCATTGTAGTAATCGTCCTCCCTGTATCCGTCAACTTCCACATCAACTGTAAGTATTACGGCTAAGTCACCCTTATCTACGGACACCCGGGATATACCAGCGTTGACGCATTCTGTGCACGCCACCGCCATGTTCTCATAATCCTTGTCGGTTAATGTCATATCTTATTTTTTTGTCAAATCCTTATTCCTTATAATAGATTTATACCATGCCTTATATATGTTTTTCCCATATACAGACCATAACCATGCCATTGTAATGACAACTATTGTAGCATCACCTGTTACACAAGTGTATGCGAACGCGGCTATGTTAGCTGCAACCATTATAAAAATATTCATATATCTAAAATTAAATTATTATTCTCGAATTTGGCTGTACTTTGTAAAGTCTTAAAAGACAGCACAGAAATATAAAATAAGAACTGCCTATCCTCACGGACTGGCCGTAAATCATTCCACGCCTGGAATTATTATATGAGTAATAGTATTTAACTAAAATGTCCTCTGTTCCCCCACGCCGATTCGATCAGCAACATCACGTTATCAGTGGAGGATAAATATTATATAAGGCTTTTGATAAGCCTTAATTTATTCTATTCATATAACACCATTTATTAAAAAATATATGGCGACCGTCCGTAGCTATCAGCCTATGTGTTCAGTGAAGCTTGCGTCCGGATTTTTGTGCCCTACTCGCGTCCTCGCCGTCAGGTCATGGATTGTCAGTCTCGCCGACGGCTTCGCTTTCGTTTTTTTTCAATATGTCAAAGATCTACAACAACTGAAGTCTACCCTGACGGCTTACTGTGTGCGTCTGCACCTTGCGTTTCGGAACTTCATTTGATTTGTTGTGTCGCCGCTCTCGCTGCGTGTTGCAAGTCTTCAGCTTTCCCGACACATTTTATTACACATCATAATCAGTCATCATACCTGTTGATTAGTTTCAGCAATCCGACGGTCGCCAAAGCCTGCTTGATTTCTCTTTTTGAATAATACAGTGGCGAGTTCACGGCAGTACCATATCGCCGCGCCATTACAGCCCCTTTCTTTACAAGGGCCCTGAATGTACTTTCGTCAATATGCATCATCTTCAGCCATCCCTTCACATCCTTCTGCCTGAGCATGTCCTGTGCCGGTTCGTAAGCCCTTACAGCCTCCATGAAACCCACTTGCACAAACCTTTGAAGTGTATCATTCAGTTCACTAAATTCCATTGATATTTTCATAGCCAATTACATACAAATAGATATCAGGTTAGCTTTCTTAAAGCACCGCCACTCTTGTTTTTCAGTGTCGTAGAACACCTGGACGGTGTCGTTTCTCTTTCTGTTGTCAGTACCAGCGACAGCAGGTATCAGGTTGTCTTTCAGTGTGCCGTAAGCCTCTCTGATGCTACCGTCAACTTTCTGGAAGTAAAACTTTACTATTCTATTCTTCATAGCAGCTTTCAACTTCATATTAGCCCAAGCTGCCTTCAACGCCTCACTCATAGTAAATCCATTTCGCTTCACAAACTGCCAGGCGAGTGTCATAATATCATGTAATACATTTCTTTTCATAATCGTGCGTTTTTTTAATGTTAATACTCTTTTACATAACCTTTCTCATAAGCCGTCTTGCGTATGCGTTCAGCAAGTTCTGTGTCAGTGATATAGTTAAGTGCAAACTTCACCGTATTAGGCGCAACCTGACAATCAGCAGCCAGCTTCTTTGCACACCCAAACTTCAATTCGATTTTTTTTCTTTGTGGCATCGTTGTTCTATTTTATTTGTGTATATTTGCAGTCAAACGTTATTGAAACGTTGCTGATTTGTTAATTCTGTTGCAAATATAAGATAATATCTTGATATAAACAAGATGATATTAAGATTTTATCTTGTTATAAATAATATTTAACATTTAGCCTATGAAACCTGATGAAAAATTAAATAAAATACTGGAATACTTAGGGATAAATGCGTCTGAGTTTGCGTTTAAAATTGGAGTAAAAACCAATCAAGCAATATACGACATCTTAAAAGGAAGAACAAAAACACTTTCTTCGTCAATGATAGACAAGATATCATCTTGTTACCCTGAAATTAATCGCATATGGCTGCTCACGGGCGAAGGCGAGATGCTTAATTCCAGTAAGAAAGATTCAGGACCTCTGATTAATTACCAAACAGGTGTACCATATTATAATGTAGATTTTATTGGAGGTTTTGATATTGTACTTAATGATCAGACAATCACACCAGAATATTTGATTGACTTCAAAAAGTACAACGAGGCTACTTGCTGGTGTAACGTCTCTGGCCACTCCATGGAGCCGGAGATAAATAATGGTGACATCATCGCCTTAAAGAAGATCGAAGACTTCTCATTTCTCCCACTCGGCGAGGTCTATGCCATAGTAACAACTAATGGGATGCGCACAATCAAGCGCCTGGGTCCCTCACAGAACCCGGAGTGCTATACTCTCGTACCGACAAATAAATCACCCGAATACGGCATACAGGAACTTCCCAAAGATATGATAGAACATATTTTCCAGGTTCTTGGATGTATGAAAAGACTGTAACTACATTTTATTTTATTAAAAATATGAATACATCTATTGGAATAAGAGTAAAACCAGATTGTATAATTTATTCTATAATAAAAGATAATGAATATACTAAAGAAATTCGTATTATTGATAAAATAAATGTGCCAGTTGCTCTTCAAATACCCGAACAATTAAAATTCATCCAATGTACACTTTTAGATATTATACTCAAAAATCATGTCAGGCATTATATAGCCCAAATTGTGGTAAAGGGCGGAATTATGGGCAGAATTAATCCTTTAAGTAGCATCATTAGTCTTATAAATAACTGATATTCAGCACAATACAAAGGGCAGAATATATTAAACAATAAGCTTTTTATATGAAACATATAAAACTTACGATAGAGCAACTGCAACATATGCGAGAATCGGAAGACCACGTCGAGTTCAAGAAAGGCGAACATGGCAACGTCTCTTATAACGGTGCGAACTGTAGTAAAACTTCAGACAGAAGACGTTGCATACTAGGCTATGTAACAGCACTTTGCAATGAAGGCGGTGGCTATTTGGTTATCGGCATGCATGACAAATACCCTCATGAAGTGATTGGTACGTCGCAGGCTAAAGACGGCATTGGACAACTTGAAAGCAATATTTACAGAGATAGTGGCATTCGTACATATATCTACGAACTGTACCATCACAAAAACGGGAAAGAACTACGAGTACTTGTAATACAAGTTCCATCACGTCCAATTGGAAAGTTGTTTAAGTATGAAGATGTTGCCCTTATGCGAGTGGGTGAAGAACTTAAGCCTATGGATGACAAGACATACATTAGCATCATCCAAGAGCAGGAGCCAGACTTCTCTGAGCAAATGTGTAAAGGAGTATCTTTTGATGATCTGGATAAAGAAGCTATTGGCATATTAAAGACAAAATATTCACAAAAGCAAGACAATCCACATTTCGTGTCTCTCACCGACAAGCAGGCCTTAAGCGATTTGAAACTTATTGAAAACGACTCCATCACAAATGCTGCAGTACTTCTTGTAGGCAAGGAAGATGTTATTCTAAAACACTATCCACAAGCGAAAGTGTTTATAGAATTTCGCAGTACAGATGCCCAAATACGTTTTGATAATAGGTTGGAGTTTTCTGGCCCATTCTTCAAACTCATAAATGAGGTGTGGAATGCAGTGAATAGCCGCAATGGCTATCTTCCTATACGCGAAGGAGCTTATATCGGGCTTAATAAGATTCCATTCTTCAACGAAGAAGTTATTCGAGAGTTGATAAATAACGCCTTTGCACACAGAGACTACCGACGCAATAGTGAGATTGTTATTAAAATGTATCCTAACCGATTGGAAATCATAAATGCAGGTGGCTTTCCACAAGGAGTATCCATAGACAATCTTCTGACAGTTTCTAGCACTCCAAGAAACCGCTTGCTCGCTGATGTGTTGTCAAAGACGGGTATTGTTGAGCGTTCTGGACAAGGCATAGACAAAGTATTCCTATATACGTTGGCAGAAGGTAAACCCAAACCAGATTATTCAAGATCTGATGACTTTTCTGTAGTTGCCATATTGTCAACTGTAGTAAAGGAAGCAGGATTCGCTCTGTTTGTTCAGACAATACAAAAAGAGCTACCCTTAAATGAGCAGTTATCCGTATTTGAAATTCTTGAACTATGTAAGATTCGAGATGGTGTGCGCGATGGTATTGATAAGGAAATAGCGCAGCGATTGCTTGATAAAGGGTTTATTGAAAAGCATGGTCGCACCAATGCACAATTCTTCACTTTGCATCGAACCTATTATGAAATGACAGGTAAGACTGCAGAATATTCGATGATGACCGATTGGAATGCCCGGCAGTTACTTGCTATATTGGTACCACATCTTGAGAAATACAAGAAGGCCAAACGTGCAGACATCCTCAAAATTATAGGAGATCATGTTAGTGATAAGCAATTGAGAACATTCCTCGATAAACTTGTTACTGACAGGATGCTGAAAGCTGAGGGTAACACAAATGCACGTGTTTATATGCTTGGCGAAAAATACTTACAGAACAGTGCCATCATCAATGAAGCCATAAATAGAGGGCTTAGACTGATGATGGATGAAGGTAAGATATAG